GCCGCCGTTACGCAGTTTGTCATCTTTTTCAGAGAACTTCTTCAAGTAATTGAGTTTGACCTCTTTTTCCTTGTCGGTCTTTTTCATACTCAAATAAGTTGCAAGACGAGTATACTCACTCTTCAAAGTTACGTCAATATGACGTTCCGTGAGCTCCTCTTTACGCTGTTTTGCAATCTTTTCAGCAGCAGCTTTTGCAACATCTTCTGTTACAGTTGAGCCATTGTTGATTACTTCTTCAATGTTCTCTGCTGATACTTTTGTAATATCAGCTACTTTTACTTCTTCTTTTGCCATTTTTTGATAATGTTTAAAGATTGATACTATTGTTAATTAATCTCGAGTTGTTTACTCTTCTTTTTTGCAAGATATTCTTTACGAAGACGTCTCTTGCGTTGGTTACATGATTCACGTTTACCTGCTTTGACAAGTTTACGATTCTCATATGCCTGTTCTCTTTTCCAGCTATTTTCACGAATGAGCTGTAAATAGATAATCTCACGAGCTATATTAGCTTCTGCTTTAGCTTTATGAGCATTGATGCGTCCTTGAATTATCTCTTCTGACACACCTCTTTTTCTCATTTCTGAGATAATTCTTTTTTGTCCCATATTTTTGATAATTTGGTTTTAGAATTAAAAAAAGAACTGTTCTGTATATTCCTATCTCTTATTCTACAGATAACCCCTATCCTTCTCTCCCTTTATCTGTAGATTTACAGATTGCCGTTGAATAGCCATTACATAATAATATGTATTAGGGTTTTGGTATATTTACAGTTCTTTCGGGTTGATTGGAATCCACCATACTAACAATTTAATTAGTAATATATAACAGCGGGCAGAGGCTCTGGCGGAACCTCTTGCTTGTTATTCGTTGCCATTCTGAGTTTACACTCAAGATCACATTCACTACAGTCGATAATATTATCTTGTGTAGGACATTCGTTAGAAATCATACTTTTTTGCGATTATAAGGTTCCATTTTCTTATGCTTAGGACGTTTTTTGTATTCCGTCTTAGTTTTTACTTCTTTCTCCTTATTCTTTCCCATAATTAAAAGAGTTTTAACATACCATTGATTTCTCTCAAATAATATGGAATATTTGAAAGATGTTTAGCCTCAAGAACTTTTTTGCAACTAGGCTGTAGTCTTCCAGCAGATATTAGATATTTAATCATATCTGTATTTTGTTTGCGGATATCCTCATCATTGAGGAATCTTTTTACAAACTCTACCTTGAATAAACTTTCGTTGCTAAAGTTTACTGGATTACCTACTTTTGTGATGATATTATCACAGAATATAGATGTAAGTTCTTCAAGATTTGGTTCCTTAGCAGTCATTGTTTCTGCTTTTGATACTAATATTTTAGCTACATCAACATCTTCGAAATCAACAATCTTTAAATTGTCTGATTCTATTTTTATGTGTTGAGTCATAGCATTAGCAATGTCCTGAATGGTTACATCTTTACGGGCATTACTAACATAATCGCCTTCAAATAAAATTACTATTGCTTTCATAATTATTGATTAATTACTTTTATTTCTATTTCATACTCATCTAATTCTGCCTTAATATCATCAGTAGATGATTTAGACTGAATTTCAAAGTATGGACATAATTGAACTTCTTCACTTGGTTTGCTTCTAGCTATAGCTTTTGCTACAGATATAGGCATACCTAAGATTTTATTTAATGCTAACATATTAGCATAAAGATGACCAGTATGTAGAATCATACTAGTAATGTACCTTTTGGATTCCTTTTTCATTTTTACATAGGCTTTAAAATTGTTAGTTAATAAATATGATGACGTCTGTATACAGCACTATATACAGAATAATTTACCGCAGTGCTACGGAGATTTGAGACTAATACTATAAAGCAATAGCGCTCTATTGCACATCTGTTATTAAAGAAATCATTTCCACATATTACTATGTTTAATTTAAACCCTCATATGTTTTAGGATTACTCCAGAGTACATACAGAAATAGCTGTCAAACTAAATCTTAGAACTCACCTGATTTTAACGTCCGCACGATCATAGTAGTATTTACACACTATAGTTACGGTTAGGTGCTGTGTGCTTACCCCGCCGATTCCTCTATTTCTAGACTAATACTACTACTTACGCCCCACAGGCTTGTCATTTTCTGAAGACTAGTCTATTCTCACGAACAAACTAGTTGTGTCGAAATTTTTAAACCATTTCTATGCAAAATGCTTCAAAAAACTGTAATAACTTGTTTTAATTATTACTCTCTAACGCCTTAGAGAATCACGAGGATTCTTCACAGAATCCATTGGGGTAATTATATCGCGTTGAATAACTGCGCCTTTAAGTACATCTTTAAAATGCTCTTTGTTTGATTCATATATATAAACAATGTCACTATTCGACAATGATGTACCATGAGTCATAAGTATATCAATCAAAATAGCTTCAGGCATTGCTAAAAATATACTATCAATGCGCATTCCCTCTCTTACGTCTTCTCTAAATTTAAGAACTTCCTGTATAGTTAATACAGGTTCTACTGCTTTCACAGTATCAATGCAAACTGATTCGTCTTCTGACGTAACAATTTTAGCAATAGGTTCATGACACACAAACACTATTACTCCAGTAGCGATTATAACTGCAATAGCTACTAATAACCACCAAAATCCCTTTGATGATTTTCTTAATACAGGATATTGATTATCTTCCATACTCAATCCTCCAGTTCATCTAGTAGTTCAGATACTACGGATGGAGTCTCAATGATATCGAACTTCTCACCGCATATTGATACCAAACTTCCGTTACTATTTCCACAGCAGTAATCTAATGATACTGATGTGAATGTTAACTCTTCTCCGTCCACTGTATGGACTGTAGCAGATCTTTTTTTTCCCATTTTGATAATGTTTTTAAAATTAATAATTATTTAATAGTATCACCTACAAAGTATACATTCATATATAAATAATCTGTAATATATGCTTTGTATTCATTTCCAGTAACAGGATTTACTAAACGTATTACATATGTATCTTCATCTTCTTGATATTTATTAGATACTACATAATGTTTAAACCTCATTTGCAAATCCACAAAACCATATGGATCTTTAGGCTCCCAGTCTTTTAGCATATGTGCTATAGCAATTATTGCTATCGACAATACTAATAACTTGCTTATTCCATTTAGAATATTACTACTTTTAATTCTAACTGTCATATTACTTGTTGATTTCCTTCCATAATTCAATTCCTTCGTATATTATTAGGAAAACAACAGCAATTGCTCCTATAAATAGAAGTAAATTGAAAAATGTTGTCATTATTATTTAATTTATTAATACTGTTAAATAATTTTAAATACATTAGCTTCACATGCAAACTAGGAAGATTTGTTTTTAACATGTTACTAGACTCTATCACCACGATGAGGTTGTATTTATTGATAGAGAATACTACTACAATACCTTATTAGACTCGGATTTTATATGTAGTAGTTTGGTTACGTGACATCCTTATATAGTTTTTAATTAGTAGTCAAATAGAAATAAAGTAAGCGCATTATATTCGCCCTTATGCAGATGAACGCTATGCTATTCTCTTACTTTAAATAATACTTATTGTCAGTTAGTATTATACTGTCAAGCGCCATGTTTACTTTTTCTTATGGCTAAGGAAAGTTCTCCCTGCTTGCTTAGGATTGGTTGCGCTCTATAAGGGTTGCACATCACAGTGAACCTAACGGTGACCCCTTACCACGTGGATTATTTAATTATTAAATATCAATAATTTACTGTGCATATAAATTAAAGATAAATAATAATTAATTACTTTGACTCTGCATTGTCCACCGACTTGTCACGGCCTTCATTGGTTGCATTAAAGTAATAATACATGTAAAATTACACTATCTTCACAGACCGTGTAATTGTTAGTTTAATTTTTCAGAAAATCTCTTGCATTTTACACCTAAAACTCTATGAGCAGCAACTCACATCTATTAGATAGTTTGCGCGCGTTTTATAATAGAGAAACTGGTGCCCTCAATGTCTTGGGATTGTTACACAACTCCGTAGCTTACGCTACTCCGAAGTTATTGAGTTTTTTAAAAATGCCGGGAATAGATTCTCACCCAGCTATGAGCCTTTTCTCTAACGCTCTTTGAATTGAACGGAGCAATTACGTCGCATTTTATATTTCAATATCCGAAACGCGAAAAGCACAAGAACGGTCTTTCCCGTCTGTCAACCGTCTAAAACTTATAAGAATGAGCCAATGGTGCTATTAACCGTAACCGGCATTTCCATCTTAGACTTATTATAAGAAACTGGTGTTGCAAGACGTCCTATCCTAAGAGGAACCAGACTGTCTTATAGTTTTTTAGTGTTTGTTAGTAGCTCTTGTACGCATTACTCGGCAGAGGAGCCTTACCGAAACCTACAATGTAGGACGCTGTTATTACACAAATTCTTATTGTATTATTAGATTATATCAAAAGTATAACCAGCAGAACTGGATACACTCTTAAAGGGAGTATTCGTCCCTTAGTCTTGTGTATAATGTAATTCTCTAAATAAAACACCAGCAAATAAGCACATTATTGATGCAACTACTGGGTTTACAGAATTTACACTGGAAACACATGATGCAGCTAATAAAAAGCCTGTTATAAATAACAATAACGCAGCTCCAAGTAAAATACCAAATTTCATAGTCTGTTATTTTTCGTCTGCATTCTTCATTAATATTAGTATGATATACCAAATGGATATCATCAACGAGAAGATCAGTAAATATTTACCGAAAGTTCCGATTTTGTGATTACTTGCAATTAGATTTGCAGTAATACCGGCACAGAAAAAGTTATAAACCATGCCAACATAGAGTATAATTCTATTCATCTTATAATAAATTATTGATTAATGTTATTACTTATCATGCTTTATTAAGCAACTACGCAGATAGTACATGACGTGAGCTCGGTTCGGCTCGTAATTATGTATTTATCTGCGCATACATAATATTGCCACGATGTCCTTTTAGGGCGCGGACTAGCCTGCCAATATGGAGTTTCAAATGAAATGCAAAATAAGCCTTTTAGAGTCTTGCTTAGGACTATACAATTACTATTAGACCTGCATCCAGCAATTAGCTTTCCAAACAAATTCAGTATTATATACTTTTATTCTCCATTCCCAACCTCCATCAGTGGGATATTCGTACATATTACGAGATGCTTCTTCACTTGCTATTGTAGATACATGGCCATCTAGCCAAATAATTTTATCTGTTCCCATTGTATACTTGACATATGTTGTAATTAAAAATTTGACTATCTTAATCTATTGCTTCCAATGTTATGATCGGAATGAGGGATTTCTCCCTCATATCCTTAACGACGTCTACGACGTGGTTGCATTTGTTCGCCTTCAAACTCATTTGTTAGTAATTCATCTCCGCCGGTTTGGTCGTTCTCTTTAGGCGCGTTTGCAGCTGCTTTCTTTGCCTCTAATTTCATTTGCATTGCACACGGCACAATCATTTTACCGTTACCTGCTTGAGTTTCTAACCCGTTTGTATAGGCTCTAGCTGCTTTGTGTACTACATTTTCCGTTGGTATGTCAACACCATTTGCATCTATTTTGCAAATAGATGTTACCCAGATAGAACGAAAAACTTTGCGTTTCATAGGGTCATTAGGAAGCGTTTCATCACCCGTTTGGGCTATTATCCAATCGCCTTCCTTAACTCCGTCTCCGTCTTTCGTGTATCGTCTAAAATACGGTTCAGGTGTTTCTTGCTCAAACCTGTTAAGGTTAATAGTTGGAAAGATAGGTTTTTCCCCTTTCTTTTCCCGTTCTTCGTTTTTATCCAACAGAGACAGAAAAACGTCACAAATTTGCGAAGTGTTTGGAAACAGAATAGTTCTAAAGGGCGATATATTAGACTTATTAGCTATTTCGCTAATATCTCCTCCCTCAAGAATTAGTTTGTTTAGGTCCTCTTCACTCATTGCATTACTTTCCGTATCAATAGGATTAGCAGTTATTAAAAAACAGTATTCAACGTCGTTAAAACCGTCTTTAATTTCGTACTCTGTCATTGATGTAATTTGACACTTCATTTTTGATATTTTAGATACCGAAAACACAACCGTACCAACGTGGCACGTGTGGGGGTATCTCCTCCGTATCCATATATCGGGGAGTGATTTGGGTGCAGCTTCTCACACGCACAACCCCTCTCTAAATTTTTTATCCCCCAAAATTTTTTATAATATTTTTTGTTAATAATGTTAAATTTCTGTAGTTAAATAGCTTTAAACATTGTTAATAAATGTTAAAGAAATGGGAACCAAACGCATATATGAGACGTTATAAGGGGAGTAAGAGGGGTAATAGTACTTACTGGTTACTGTAATCTAAAGTAAGAGTATTAGTTTTAACTACTATTATACCTTTACTTTAATAAACACATATGAATACAAAAGTAACTAGAAAACAAGTAGAAGAAGCTAGAAATTACTTATATAACATTAATACACAATTAGGTATGACACTATACGATCCAGAATTAGCAGAGATAATCAAGAATAGAGAAGTAGTAGAAATTCAAGGTAACAGATACCATATAGAGAGTTCTCCTCTAGGTACTTGTGATGGTTGCTGCTTTATGGGTAAGCAATGCCCACAGAGAGCTGTAACATATTGTACTTCAAATGGAGGAAATATTATAGTAGAAGCAGAACCAAATAAGAAATAATACGTTATAGTTAGAAACTAAGTAAAAAGAATATGGAAGATAAAGTACTAGAAACAGTAGTTAATGGCATTAAGTGGGAAGTATTGAAGGATGTGTTGGTTAAACCACTGCCTGCAATTATGGTTACTAAGGAGTTTACAGAACAAGTACCTAATGGTAAAGTAGATGAAGATGGTTTCAATGAGTATGATACTAAGACTGAAACCAAGGAAGTAGAATCTGATTGGGCTACAGGTATTGTGTTACAGATTCCTTCACACTTAACAGATGTCAAATTTAAGGTTGGTGATACAGTTGCTTATAACAAGAAGTTTGCAATGTATTTTGATTTACTTAAAGATACTCAATTGGTGAAACCTTATGACATTATTGCCGTTAAGTAATATAAATTAAGTTTTCATAAAAATAAAGGTTAATTCGTTTGCAACATTACTAGAAGGCTCGACTTAGGTCGGGCTTTCTTTTTATATGTTAATTAATTGTTAACAAATGTTAAAAGCTATTAACAATTATTCACAACTAACGTTTTATAGGCATATGGAAAAATTAATAGTAATGGGTCTCTGCTTTTCCATGATATGGCTTGCCATATGGGGGCTCAATGATAAAAATAAGAAATAATATGGAATATACATTTAAGAAAGATTTCGGCTTTTTCAAAGCAAACGATGTACTTACTTGGGATGAGGATCTTAATGCTTTTACTATGGATGTAAAAGAAGACAATAGTTTCAGATCTGCTATGATTGATGAACATACTGTTGAAGGTTTATATGAAGAAGGTATATTGACAATGGTTGAGCCTAAGAATGATAAGATCAATGCTACAGTTGGATTCATTGACTCTTTACTTAAACAATACGAAGATGATTACGAAGAAGTAATGCAGAAGTATAAAGAAGGTAAAATTCAACCATGTGTTAAAGTAGAAGCTGAAACAGTATACTTCAACCTTACTAAAGTATTAAATAAAGTTAGAGAAGAATTGACAAATGAATAAATTGGTTAAGAGTGTATCTAAAACCGATTTATTAAAGGAATTCTTAAAAAGCCTTAATGGCATACTTGATCTAACAGATAGAGAATTGGAGTTGTTAGCAACTTTCATTGATTTAGATGTTAACACTCCAAAACTCCCCAATATCCATAAGAATGTAATATCTACTGAAAATAGGAAGTATATTAAACGTACTCTGGGTATTACTCCAGATAACCTAAGTAGATACATATCTAAATTCAAATCTTAGGGGATACTGATGAAAGGGAAAGCCGAGGATGAAGTGTTTGTGAATAAGGCTCTAATTCCTGAGATAATAGGTGATAGAGTACAAATCACAGTGATTCTAAAAGTAAAGAAAGATGAAGATGAGATCGTTGATGCTTGATGCAGGTTCAATTATACTATGGAAGGAGTATAATCCTATTCGTAAGTTATGGAGTAAAGTAAGAAGAAAAACACTGCCGTTTAACCGTTTTACTATAGTAGGACAAAAGACAGAGTTACTTACTACTGATAAACTTGAGAATGTAGTAGTCTATGAACCGATCAGAAAGTATAACAAATTAGAGAGTAACAAACTTATGACTATTACTTTTGGATTAGGTTCCTCAAAAGAATGGGATGAAGTAGTTACTATAATTAATATAGTACGACCCAATACACTGCTTGCTACTAGTAGTATTGATAAGTGTAAGTACTATAAGAGAGTAGAATGGAATGAGAAACTAGACGAGTATATATACTAAACTCAGTAATAAGTATAACATACCATATCAAGTAGTAGAAGTAATATGCAATAGTCCTTTCAAGTTTGCTAATAAAGCAATAACAGAACTTGATCCCAAACCAGTTATGATGGCTTACTTAGGTAAGTTTAAAGTAAAGAGAAGACATGAAGAAGATGCCAAAAGTAGACACGTATGATCCAGTTATATATCCTAGATTATTATGGGTATCTACAGAATTAGAAGGTTTAAATAATATATTTATATTCTGTAGCATGAATGATCCCAAACATGAAGAAATAGGGGCATATGAAGATCTGCTAAAAGAATTAGATTCAGGAACAGGAGTATTAGCTACTTGCCCTGTTATAAATAAAGCAACTAGATAGTATGGTGTACTTACTATAATATTAAAACCTGAAGAATTAGAAGGCGGAGATGCGGCTCATGAAGCTGTTCATATAGCAGATTATATATTTGAACAACTAGGTATGTATAGTCAGCAATTTCATGATAATAATGAGCAATATGCATATCTTGTAGGATGGGCAGCTGGTTGCATAAGCAAAACAATAATTAAAAATATAAAAAATGACACACGAAGAGAGTCTGATGATGTGGAAGCTTGAAATGGAAAACTTCAATAAGAATATTGGGTTGGCTTCCAAGGATATGAAAAAGATGTACAGCATACTTGATACTGTAATTAATGAAGGTATTGTTACTTATGAAGACTTTACTAATGATATGATTGATGAACTTACTACTCTAATGGTAGAAGAAGGGAAATCAGGAAATGGACAGAAAGATAGAGCTACTGAGATTGATATCATATGTAAACGTTTAACTGAGAAGTATGAAGCAAAACATAAAGAAGGAAAGTCTGGAGCAGGAGATACAGAACTTTCAACAGATAATACAGAAGTATCAGACAATGAAGAGTTACTCGAATCCGAATGTACCGATGAGGAGAGCAATGGAGATAGTACAGAGATTAAATAAAGAGAAGTATTTAGGTTATAGAATTGATTGATTATGGTAAAATATTGTGCAAAAGTAAATAATGCTAATATCTACAAAGTAGATTTTGAGAAAGAAGAGTTCGAGTCTGTTAGTCACTTCAGTGATATTGACTATCGTTATATTATACCAGAAGATGGTATCTTAGAGATAACTGATAAGAATGGTAATAAGAAATCTATTGAAGTAAAACAGTATGACATGATACTTAAGATGTATAGTACTACTAGTGACTATGACGATAAAGAGTTTATAGTAATAGATAATCCAGAATTGAAGGACTATTATCGTAGAAGAATTGAGAGACTGGAAGCTGATAGAAAAGTAAAAAGAGGTTGTTGCGATTGTGAACCTGTAGAAGCAGCATAATGGAAAAGATACTAGTAAATAGATATGGAGAAGCTATTAGTTTTAACACTGATCTAAATGCTATTACTCCAATGTTAGCCAACATTGATTGCCATATATATAAAGCTGAAACAGACGGGCAAGTAATTACTTCGGATGAAGTAATAGACATTAAAAAAGGAGAATTCGCTCTTGTTTGTGTATGCTGGAATAATGGTAAGAATGTTGTAAAGGCCATTGTAATATCAGATCCGGCAGCCATACACGACTTAGGAGAATGGTACGAATTTGAATTAAATAAGTATAAGTCAAATGAATCTCGTTGATATAGTAGGAGGTAAGGTTGTAATACACCCAGATCTGTATTTCATACCAGCATTCAAAAGACTATACGAACATGATACTTCGGAAGACAAAGTTCATCAAGAGCTTGTTATTACTTATATAGTACTTATGCACAAATGGAGTAGTCCATATAAGAAGAGTATGGATGCTCATACTAGAGAAGTAAGGCTCAAAGAACAAGTATTTGAAGATCCAAACTATGAACTTACTGAGGAAGAAAAGGTAGCTGAACAGGAGTATATAGATTGGCAGAATACTAGAATACTAAAGATGCTAGACGCTCAAATGAACAAATTAGACTCAGTTACTAAGTGGTATGAAGAGTCATTAGATGATTGTTTGGATGAGAAGAAGATCAAAGATCTACTAGCTGGAATGGGTTCTACAGCAAATACTATTAAGAGTATAGAAGCATTAAAATCTATGGTTCAAGCTGAGGAATTAACTATGGGTAAAGTAAAAGGAGACGCCAAGGTTAATCCTTATGAGTTGGCAGGATAATACAGTAAAGAACAACATAAAATAAACAACACGTTATAAGTGTTATAAATTTAGACTAAATATGAAAAGAATGATTATTTCGATTGATGCAACACAAGGTGCAGAAAAATTTTGGGAAGAAATTAATGAAGCACACGAAGCTATAATGAAGGCGAAAAAGCCTTCATTGTGGCAAAGAATTAAATCTTGGTTCTAAACCAAAAGGTCCGACGGGGACGGACAACAAATATTCCCCGGCACGGGAGAGTGGCGGAATGGTATACGGCAGTAGATTGACGGAAGCGCCCTAAAGTCGTCGTTAACAAAGCTCTTGGGTTTGAAAGTTCGAATCTTTCCTCTCCCGCTTAATATTGCCCTATGGTGTAATGGTTAGCACAGGAGGCTCTAACCCTCTTAGTCTGCGTTCGAGTCGTAGTAGGGCTACCAATAAAGGTAAGTTTGCAGTAGCTGTGGGTAGTATCCGAACTTCTGAAATATGATAAGAATGACCCTCTACTTACCTTTAAACTAGTAAATTACCTAATTGGGGTAAACTTATATATGGAACTAAATAAATGGTAGACTTCAATAAATAGATAAAAAACAGCAATAAGTTTAGACAGCCGGCTCTGAGATTTCTCGAAGTCGGCTCTTATTGTTAGTACCCAGAAGGTACATCAGAGTACTTTAAATACTGGGACGAATAGACGGACAGATGTAAATATGGTTATACAGCTGATGATGGAGATTTTATCAGTGGGTATAACTATTTTTATTTAAACTTCTGTCCCATTCAAAGAATTATTTATACTACTATAAACAATCCAGATGGATCTACTAAGATAAAAAAGACACGTGATCTATAGTTTCCAGATTTCTACGATTACGACTATTACTTCTTTCAAGCAGTAGAAGATGCTGAAGGAGAAGGTAAACACTTATGTGCATTGAAGAGTAGACGTAAAGGTTATTCTTATAAGAATGCGGCTATGGCTTGTCGTAACTATTACTTATTTGCTGGTAGTAAAACATATATATATGCTAGTAATAAACAGTACTTAACAGAAGACGGTATTCTTACTAAAGCATGGGACTATATGGACTTTATAGATAAGAATACAGCTTGGGGCAAGAAAAGATCTGTTAATACTTAGATGCGTAAACGTGCTGGGTTCTTTACTAAAGATGAGTATGGTAATGAGATAGAATTAGGTTTCAAGTCAGAAATAATTGGTGTTACTCTAAAAGATAATCCTGACGTAGTTCGTGGTAAAGCTGGTAAATTAATTATCTTTGAAGAAGCTGGTTCATTCTCAGAACTAGGTGCTGCATGGCAGATTGCTAGACCGTCTGTAGAGCAAGATGGCATGGCATTCGGTACTATGATTGCATTCGGTACAGGTGGTGACGAAGATAGCCATTTTGAGACTCTTAAAGATATGTTCTATAATCCTGATGGTTACAACTGTATAGGATTTGATAACATATGGGATGAAACTCCATCAGATAAAAAGTGTGGATTCTTTATACCTCAGTATACTAACATGGACTTCCGTGATGATGCTGGTAACAGAATATACATGGACAATGATGGAAATACATTACGTAGAAAGTCAGTAGAGTATATATTAGCTGAGCGTAGAAAAGTAATAGAAAATGCTACTAACTCTGTAGCAGTAGATAGATACGTTGCAGAACACTGTATAACGCCCTAGGAAGCGTGTTTGGAGTTTGGTGGTAACATATTCCCTAAAAAGGAATTACAAGAGCAATTAGCCAAAATACGTATCAATAAGAGCCTTAGTAATATGAAACAAGTAGGTGATCTAGTATGGGAAACAGATGGATCACTTAAATGGGTTATTAAGAAACACGGTGATATTACGCATTATCCTTTGAAAAAAGACGATGATCCTACAGGTTCAATAGTAATATGGGAACACCCAATGAAAGATGCTCCTATAGGATTATACATACTAGGAGTCGACCCATATGACCATGATTAGTCTGGTACTAACTCATTAGGATCTACATTCGTATATAAGCGATTCTAGGACTTTGAGAACTATTATGATATAATTGTTGCTGAATATACTGGACGTCCATCAACAGCTGAAGAATACTATGAAAACCTACGTAAGCTAGCAGTATACTATAATGGTAGGATAATGTATGAGAATGAGCGTAAAGGCTTATTTCCTTACTTTACTGCTAAGCATTGTGATTATTTATTAGCAGATCAACCTGATATTATCTCTGATATAGTAGGTAATACTAAAGTATAGAGAAAGAAGGGTTGTCATATGAATAAACAGATTAAGCAATGGGGTGAAGGCTTAATCAAAGATTGGCTAAACGAAGAACAAGCGCCTGGTAAGAAGAACCTACATAACATACTATCAGAGCCGCTATTAGAAGAACTTATAAGCTATAATGACACTGGAAACTTCGATAGGGTCATGGCGTTGATGCAGGTAATGATTTATAGAGAACAGCTCTATAATTTAAAGGTTAAAGAGAAGAAAAAAGAGAATAAAAATAGGGTATTATTTGAAGGTCCTATTTTTACTCAAGAATGGTTTCATGACGATGAATCCATTGATAATTTAAAAGCATATATGTTTTAATTATGAGAAATATCAATCAGTTTCCAATATAGAAGTTACCATCTTCTAAGAAGACATAGGACTGGAAAGAATCTTGTTTAGATTACATTATTGGAAGAAGTATGGGAGGTTCTAGAAATGGCAATAACAGAACTCGCAAGGAAGAGATGTAGACATACTATGATCTTTACAATAGTATATACAATGAAAAAGATCTAAAGTATGTTACTAATCCATTTAAACAACAAGATGGATTTCCTGCAATGGCATAGGACTATAATATAGTTAAGCCTAAGATTGACCTACTATTAGGAGAAGAAACAAAAAGACCATTTAACTTTAGGGTAGTACGTACTAGTGAAATAGCCACTAGTGAGATGCAGGATAAGGCTAAAGAGCTCCTTATTCAGTATATACAAGCTACTATTATGAGTAAACTAGGTCCAGAAGAACAAGCTAGATATCAGCAAGCATTGCAGTCTGGTGAGATTATGCCTCCTGAATAGATACAGAAATATATGAGTAAAGACTATAAAGATATTGCAGAAATGACCGCATATCATAGTCTTAATTACTTAAAGAATAAACTTAATATTACACATGAGTTCTATAAAGGCTGGAAGGATGCACTAATAGGCGGAGAAGAGATCTATTATGTAGGTATACAGAACGGTAATCCCTGCCTAGAGCGCATTAATCCTATTTACTTTGATTACGATACAGATACTTCAGATTTAGAGTATATCCATGACGCTCAATGGTGCGTATATGAGATGAAATTATCTGCTACTGATATATATGATAGATACTACGATAAACTGTCTGAGAAACAGCTAAATTAGCTCCTAGACATGATGGATGATACGTCTAAAGGAGGGTTTAATCCTGAAGTAAGAAAGACATCGTTAGACTATCCACATATAAAGACTCATAGTATTAATGGGTTTACATCTAACCCGTTTGATAGTACTAATGCAATTAGTGTATGGCATTGTTGTTGGTAGTCATTTAGAAAGATAGCATTTGTTACTATTGCAGACCCTGAGACAGGAGAACCGGTAGAATATATTGTAGATGAATCATATAACGAGACAGGTACTGAAATAAGTGTAGAATGGAAATGGATCATTGAGACATGGGAAGGATATAGAGCAGGAGATGATCTTTACTTTGGTATGGGTCCTATTGAGTACCAACATGTATCTGCTGATAATCCTAATGCACAGAGATTACCATATACTGGAGTAATATATAATAATACTAATAGTAGACCTAGATCTCTAGTAAGTATGATGAAACCATTACAGTACATGTATATTGTACTTTGGTATCGTCTGGAGCTTGCTATGTCAAGGGATAAGGGTAAAGTAGTAAATATGGATATTACTTAGATCCCTAAATCTATGAATATAGACGTAGCTAAGTGGATGCACTACTTATCAGCGCTAGGTGTTAACTTTATTAACCCTTATGAAGAAGGTTGGGATATACCTGGTAGAGAGGGTGGTAAACCATCATAGTTCAATCAGATTACAGCGTTAGATCTTACTATGGCTAATACTATTGATCAGTATATAGCACTGATGGATAAGATAGAAGCTATGTTGTCAGAGATAACTGGTGTATCTAAACAGCGTGAAGGTTCTATTTCATCTAATGAATTAGTAGGTAATGTAGAAAGATCTGTAGTACAATCAGCTCATATTACAGAGCCATGGTTTTGGGTTCATAACCAAGTAAAGAGAGAGTGTTTGATCATGCTATTAAATACAGCTAAATATGCTTGGAAGGATAGCAAAACTAGTTTACAGTATGTATTTGATGATGCTACTAGAGCATTTATGACTCTTAATGATGATATGTTCTATGAAGATTTTGATATATTTGTAGAAGATACTACTAAGAATCAACAACAGATAGAAGCACTTAAGAACCTTATGCAACCTGCTATGCAGAATGGTGCTAGTCTATTAGATATTGCTGAGATTATTACTCTGGACAATGTTACTATGATTAAGAATAGATTAGAGGAAATTGAACAGAAACGTATGGAACAGCAGCAAGCTATGGAGCAAGCACAAGCTGAACGTGAACAACAAATGTTACAAATGTAGAATGAGGTTAAGGAAGAAGAGTTAATGATTAAAGAAGCAGAAATGGATCTCAAGAAATATGAAATTGATCAGAATAATGCAACTAAGATTACAGTAGCTCAACTTAATGCTTATAGAGGTTTGGAAGATCAAGATCAGAATGATAATGGTATTCCAGATACTATGGAAATAGCAGCACAAGCACTTGAAGAGAGAAAGCAAGCATCAGAAGAAGCTTCTAAACAGTTTGAGTTCAATGCTAAGATGCGTGAATAGAACTTAAAGAAAGAAATAGAAGAGAAGAAAGTAGCTTTAGAGAAGTAGAAATTAGAATCTCAAAAAGAGTTACAGAAGATGAAAGATGACGCTGCAATGGAAAGAGAGAAACTGAAAGCACGCACAGCAATTCGCAATAAAGTAGCAGGAGAGAAATAATATGAAGGTAATACAGAATAAATGGATACCGTTTAAAGGTTATAAATACATTAATCTATTTGGTTTAATATTTACTAGAGATGCATCTAAAATAAATGCTAAAGAATATAATCACGAGAAGATTCATTTGAAGTAGATGCAAGAGATGCTATGGTTACCATTTTACTTATGGTATGGAATAGAGTACTGTATTATTAGACTACTTAGATTCTTTGACAAGCAAGATGTAGTATATCACGATGTTAGCTTTGAAGAGGAAGCTCACAATAATGATGATAACTACACTTACCCTGAGACTAGGAAACATTATTCTTGGTTGAAGTACTGTAAAATTAAAAGTTATAAGGAGGATTAATTATGGGATGCAAGAAAGGCGGAAAGAAACCTGTAAAGAAATAAGGTTATGGACAGACAAGCATTTAGAAATAGGATGCAATAGTTGAAGTAGTACCGGGAGTAGAATCCCGGTAAGACTTACCTTGACTTTAAAAAGTATGCTGAAGGAGGAGAGATACCACCTAACAACAAACCTATAATTCCTGAAGAGCCTCAACCATATAAAGGTAAATTATATAAAGATAGATATGGACGTAAGTATACTGAAGATCAGTTGGCTGATTATTATGACAATAGTAGTGATGAGATTGATAGATTCACTGGGAAACCATTCATTAGAGGATTAAAGCCAGTAGGAGATATTGAAGATGCTGCGAACGTAACACCTGTGGGAGACGCTATATCTGTATATGATACTTATAAAGCTTTAAGGAATAAAGACTGGGGAAATGCAGGATTAGCAGCTTTGGGTCTAGTCCCTTTTGTGCCTAGTTTTGGAGGAGTTGCTGTTAGATCTTCTAAGAAAATCAGTAAACCTAAGAGTACTTATATTCCTAAAGTGGACCCTAACTATAAATAGAATGTTATAGATAAGGCTCTACATGAGCAGAAAAGTTATTCAGACATGCCATTAAGTCTAGTTGAAGAGATAAATGATCAACGTAATAGAACATACGATTTAATGCAGGAACCGTATGCTAGAGAAAGAGCAAAGGCTGTGGATCATCAGTATGGTACAGATTATCTGAAGGTGTATGATAGTATGTTAGAGAAATATGTTGATATTGATGAATACTTCCAACTTCCAGAACCGAAATACAAGAAGATGGAAAGACCTACTATTGGAGCACAAGTTACTCCTTCAGAAGGAAATACTATGTATTTCAATAGAGACATGATCAAAACACCAGAAGATATTCCTAATAGTGTAGTGCTTCATGAAATGGGTCACTTGGTAGACGGTGCAGCTGGCATGAATAATGAGTTCTTAAGAAAACTTGGAGACAAGAGCAAATTCATCCCATTCAATCAGGCTAAGACTATGTATCCTAATATGACCAGGGATATGTACAATAACATATTACAGGGTACTGAAATCAAGAGCTACATGAATTAGTTTAGGAATTACTTGAATCAGAAAGGTAAACTAAATAGAGGAAACTATACAGGTAGTTATAAGAATTTGAAGAAGGAAATAATTGATGCTCCTAGAGAAAGCTTCAATAATATCAAAGCAATCTTCAATCTTTATAGAAGTCCTAAGTTATTCAACAAGGACTTTCAGATGATACCTATAGTAAATAATAACGATAATAACACTATAGTATAATGGATAATTCATATCAAATAGATATGGCGCTGATAATGCCAGAATATCCAATTCCTAAGTATAAGGATGGTGGCATACATATCAAGAAAGAGAATAGAGGTAAGTTTAATGCCTTAAAGAAACGTACTGGCAAAAGTACTGAAGAACTTACACATAGCAAAAACCCATTGACTCGTAAGAGAGCTATCTTTGCTTAGAATGCTAAGAAGTGGAAACATAAAGGAAGAAAGAAAAAATAAATCTAATTATATATAATTATGGAAGAAATTACATTAAACGGTTTTGAAGTATTTGAAGACTTCCTGCCAGGAGCTAATGTACCAAAAAAAGAAACACAGCAGACTGAACAGGAAGAAGAAGTTATTAATCCGGATATAGATGCTGCTGGAGAAGAATTGACTGACGAGGAACTTGAAGCATTACGTAATCCTAAAAAAGACAAAGAAGATGATAATTCGACTAAAGAGGATGAAAAGGAGGACACGCCTGCTAAAAAGAAGACCGGGAAGGATAAAGAAGTTGAAAAAGATGATAATTCAACTGGAGAAGACGAGGGAAGTACAGAAACTGAAGAAACTGATGATGACACTAATGCAGTGAGCGCATTCTTCGGAGTAATGGCAGAGAAAATGGGCTGGGAACTAGATGAAGAAGATGAAGTTCCTTCTACTCCTGAAGAGCTTGTTGACTATTTTCAGTCAGTAATCGAAGAGAACTCAGTACCTCAGTATGCCAGTGAGGAAGTAGAAGCATTGGACAACTTTGTTAAGAATGGTGGTAATCTGAGAGATTACTTTGAGATTGATGGAGAGCTTGATCTTGAAGAGATTAGTATTGAGGATGATGAAGTAAATCAGAAACTTGTAGTAAAGGAATTCTTGAAAGAAAAAGGATTTAATGCTAAACAGATTGAAAAGAAATTGTCCAAATATGAAGACGCTGGTTTGCTTGAAGATGAGGCTGAAGATGCTTTAGAAGCCCTCAAAGAGATCAAAGAGCAAAAGAAACAACAGCTATTGAAAGACCAAGAAAACCAAGCTAAGGCTGCTGCAAAGCGTCAACAGGAATACTTTAATAGCGTTGTCAACGAAATAAAAGGCATGGATGATATTCGTGGTATTAAGATACCAGAAAAAGACAAGAAAGCATTGTTAGAATATATCTTTAAGCCTGACGCCGAGGGTAAGACACAGTATTAGAAAGACTGGTCTAAGAGCGTAAAGAATTTGCTTGAATCCGCTTACTTCACTATGAAAGGTGATACTTTACTGAAAGCAGCTAAGAATGAAGGTTCTAATACTGCTATCAATAAGTTTAAGAGTAGTCTGAATAAGACTGGTGTAAGTAGGAGAACAAAGAAAACGGACAACACTAGCACTACAGATATGTGGAAGTCTTTTGCGCAACAGTTGCGTACAAATTAATAATAAACTAAATAAATTAAAATTACTAGTATTTTATGGATAATAATATTCTAAATAACTTAGTTTTATACAAAGGTAAATGGTTTTCAGACTTGATTGACACTGCCAAAATCAGTGCAGCTTCGCAATAGAACCCGTATCAGGTTGCTACCGTATTGTCTTATGTATTTGGAACTAAGGATAGCGGTTACAACACTTCCCTGGATATGTTGACAGGTGGTCTTGGTAACGTAATGACTATTGACCAACCGAGCTGGGAATGGAACGTAATGATTGATGCTGACAGAGCAGTAACTATTAGAGACGCAAGATGGAATGGTGCAGCTATTACTTCAGATTCTACACCGGGTCTGGGAAATACTCCTATCCAATTGTGGCTTGAAGATAACTGGTTTGGTCCTACTGCAATCTTGGAATTTGACGATAAAGAATACCAAGTACGTGTAGCAGGTGCTCCTTACCAAGATGGTAATCTTTGGGTGTACACTTGTTTCGTAGCTGATGGTCAGCCGTCATCTTATATTCCTGCAGATCTGTTGACTCCGGGTTGTCAAGTATCTCGTCTTGCTTCTGCTGTAGAAGAATACAGTGAAGAAGGTGATATCCTGAACTATAGTACTCATTTTAAAATGCGTAATTATCTGACGACAATTCGTATTAACTATGATATTACTGGTTCAGCTTATTCTACTGTAATGGCAATTGCATTGCAGGATCCGAAAACAGGTAAGAAATCTTATCTGTGGGCAGATTATCAGGAATGGAAAGCCATGAGAGAATGGTATAAGAGATGTGAAAGAATGTTGGTTTACATGAAAAATAATGTAAACAAAGATGGTTCTTGTAACTTGAAAGGTACTAACGGTCGTCCGGTATTTATCGGTGCTGGTTTGCTGGAACAGATTGCTCCATCTAACAGACGTTATTACACTGAATTGACTGCAGAACTGTTGGAAGATTTCTTGTTCGACCTGTCTTACAATGTACTTGGTACTAACGAACGTAAGTTTGTTGCCTTGACTGGTGAAATGGGTATGAGAGAATTCGACAGAATCCTTAAAGAAAAAGTTGTTAACATGAACTTGATTGATACAGTATTTGTAACAGGTTCTGGTGATAACCTTACTTTTGGTGGTCAGTTCAAAACATTCAAGATGACTAATGGCATTGAACTCACATTGAAATACTTCCCATTGTATGATGATCTGATGTACAACCGTAAACTGCATCCGGTTACTAAGAAACCGTTGGAATCATATCGTATGACATTCCTTGATCTTGGTAGACGTGATGGTGAAGCTAACATCGTAAAAGTAGTTCGTAAAGATCGTGAATTCGTTACTTGGACTACTGGTGGTGCTGTTCTTCCGTCAGGTTATGGTAAATCAATCAATACTCTGAGATCTAATGGTAAGGACGGTTATACCGTTTACTTCCTGGGCGAAATGGGTATCATGTTGAGAGACCCAAGAGCTTGTGGTGAACTTATCATGGAAGCAGAGTAATTTACACTCTGGAATCCAAAATAAAGGGGCCTTCGGGCCCCACCTAACTAGATAATCTAATATTTGATATTATGGAAGTAATCGTTAGAATCATTAAAACAAATCCTTGGACCGGGATTACTAAATGGCCCACATGTTTTGATTATGTTGGATCTTATTGGACAAGATCAGGTAATCGTTATACAGGTCTTACTGAAGAACAAGCAAGACGTCTAGAAAAAGAAATTGGTTATCAGGAAGGAGAACTCTCTCCAAATAGTAATTATTGGAAGACATTTGCATGTCAGATTGGTAAAAAAGATTTGATCTTGCATACAGAAAATCCTTACGATGAACTGCAATATTTGTTCCTTAAAAGTCATAAAAGAGTAGCTAACGGTCTTAATAACATTAAACCATCTAGTGACTATGTAATGATTAATAAGGATAGTGAAGCTGAAGAAGCTAACAAGATCAATAAAGTTAAACGTGATGCATATAGAGAGATGGATAAGATGTCTATTGAAGATATGCGTAAGTGTTTGAGACTGTATGGTATTAAATCTGATACTATGTCTAATGAGCTTATTGAAGCTAAGATGACTGAACAGATCGAAAACTCACCTAAGAACTTTATGATGAAATGGGTTGAAAACCCTAATAAAGAAATTCACTTCGTAATCGAAGAAGCTATCTCTAAAAACATTATTAGAAAGAATAGAGCTAACTATTATTTTGGAACAGACTTGATTGGTAATGGTCTTGATGATGTAGTTGCTTATTTGAAAGATAAAAAGAATAATGATATTAAGATGGCAATACTTAATGAAATTAAGTCTAAATAATGAATAATCGTACTGCACATATTTAGTTTAAAGTTATCCTTGATAAGAATGCTTAGGGGGTTGCCTTCGGTGGTGCTCCCGCATTTTTACCATAGGAAATAGACTTATTTCTTAACCAAGGATAGGATGAGATCATAAGTAATAAGATTAGTGGTAACAATGTACTTAAAGTAGGATTTGAAGGTTCTCAATAGAGAATATCAGAACTAGATGCATTAGTACGTACAGATAAGAATGTAACTGCTAATAGAAGCGAATTTAATGAATTCGTATTAGATAATGTGCATAAGGACGGAGAAAGACTTACTATATGGAGTGTAATGCTGAAGTATGGTAATTATCCTACTAACTGTTTACTAGTAGATCATAATACAGCTGGATTATTTAAGTAGACATATAATAATACTCCATGGGTAGAATACCCAGTATCTGCAATAGAGGATAATCAACTGTTAATATATGTTGATCCTATATTGATGGAAGATGAGTTATATAGACCTACAGATAATAAATATGCTGTTGATATTACTTATATAAAGAAGCCTACTCCTTTTGATTATACTAAGCCAGACGAAGAGCTAGATTTACCTAATGATGTAATGACTGAAGTAATAAACAGAGCTGTAGTACTGGCATTAGAGAATATAGAATCACAAAGAACTGCTGGCAAGTTATAGTTAAACCAATTATCTGAATAATTATGCGTGAGAGAGATTTTCAAATACAGTTTGAAAGATAGTTGTAGACTTTAATACCTGGGTATAATACTACTACTAAACTTAATTCAGATACTATCTTTTCATATATAAATCGTGCTAAAGATGAGTATGTGAAATAGTTGTATAGAGTATTTCAGCAGAATCAAGAGATAACTGATAAATTACGTACATTGGTAGATAAGACTATCTATACTAAATCTGACTTTATGGTAGAGGATAATAGATGGTCAACTAGCTATCCAAATAACTATTTGTTTGCACTAGGTGAAGAAACATTTATTGATATTTATTCTAATGCTTGCCCATTGTTAGTAGTTAGAACCAGGGACGTATTAGAAGCTACCATAGAAACAGTAGACAGAATTCTAGAAAATAGTTTGTCAGAATACCACCTCCATCACAATCAAGCCAGACCTGTTCGCTTATATACGGAGAACAAAATAGTCTTGATTACTGATGGAAATTATGGTATTACTAAGTATATACTTACCTACTTAAGAAATGCAAAAGATTTAGGTAAGGATTTGGTAAAAGAATATACAGAGTTACCAGAAGTAACTCACCAAGAAATTGTTGATGCGGCAGTTAGACTATATCTGTCAGAAGCGGCTTCAACTAAATAGTCAGATAAATCTGATGAATAATAAACGCGTTCATGGGCGTGGAAATCTGAAATAAGGAAAGTAGTACATGAACAAAAAAGTTTACATGAGCGCACATTGTTAAACTAAATAAAATATATAATTATGCTTCAACATGTGGATTATATCCTAATTGGTAAGAATCTGCCGGCATCATATACAACTGCTGATGCTTTGAGTGCAGGCGACGTTGCTTTGTTCGACCAGAATAGAGCTATCATTAAGACTGCTGCTGATGCAGTTAATGCTACTTCTCTTTATGTAGGAGTTGCTCAAAATAAGATTAATGTAACTATGCCAAATGGTACAGTTGCTCAGAAAGCTAATATTAAGTTCGGTAATGAAATCCAAAAAGCTTCTAAACCGAGTGCAGTTATTGGCGAATATGTAGCACCTGTTCAGGACAAAATTGTTATTACTTTGACTGACGCTACTATCGTTGCTGGTCATAGATATGTTCTGAGAATGGTTTACAAAGATATCTATGAAGCTCCAGGTCAGTTCACACATACTTATGAAGTATATGCTGATTCTGCTAATGCTGAAGCTTTGGCAGCTGCTATTGTTAAGAAGATTAACAAACACAAAAATCGTAGAATCCAAGCTCAGGCTTCTGCTGCTGTTATTACTTTGACAGCTATGGAAAAAGACGATAATGAAGGAGTTTACTCATTGAGTGAATACTCTGTAGTTAGCATGGAAGCTACCTTGTATACTACTGTTCCTGGTGCATTGCTGGCTAATCAGCCTACTGCAATCCCTGGTGCTACTATCGTTAAGACTCCTGGTAATCCTGGTAAAGGCTACTGGAAACAAGTACGTGACGCTGAAGTACGTTTCATGGGCTACCAAGGTCATGTATTTACTGGAGCTTATCCTGAAGTAGAGCAGGCTAGAATGGTAGAAGAAGGTGCAACTTACGACTATATTACTATCGAAAACGATAATTTGTATCTGAGTAACGATAACCAATATATCAAAACTACTCCGCTTACTACTGAACTGTATGTTAAGCATTCAAGTGGTTTCGCTACCTCTATCGTTGCTAAAGGTATCGAAGCATTTATAGCAGGTAAAGCAGCCTAATAATAAATTACTGTAATAACTAAGTGGGGCGGGTTGGATTATTCCTTCCCACTCCACTTTTTTTATTTTTATAATATGAATAAAATAGTTGATGCAAATATAAAGGATAACATACTAAAGTTTAATATTATAGCAGATGTATCCATTACCAATAGTTCACAAGTAATAGTATACATAAATGAATGCAGTAATATTAAGAACCTGTATAGTGATGATCCTAAGCTGCAAGATTATGTATTTGATTCTACGAATAGTGCCATATCTGTAACTCCAATTGTTAGAGAAGGTGAACCAGAACTAATTACTACTGTATATGCTTATGAAGTATCTATTACTTCTGATATAATTAGTAGCTTTGATTCTAACATGAAGTATATCAAATTATACTGCACTACAGAGAATTATGTTAACGATTACATAGATGGCATAATCTACGATCCTAATACGTTATATGAAGCAGAGATAAAGATGTTACGTAGTTATTGTAACACTTGCTTAGATGATAAGCAAATGCAGAAGGTAATGATATTAGTCTTTAAAAGACAGCTTTTAGAATAGGCTATTGCTACTTCTCATAATAAAGAAGCTATGCAATATTATTTAGATTTGGTACGCTTAATGGGCGTTTATGTTAATAAAAAATGTGATAATAATGGATGCTAGGAATGTAAAGTGTGCTTTAACGGGATGTGTTCCCTGTAATAAAAACTGCATCCAACCTCTTAATCAATTCTTCTATGTAACTGTAGATTACAAAGGTAATTTAGTAATAATATCTGACTATGTTAAATATCCTGAAGTAGAAGTGGACCCAGCTGATCAATAGATTACGTTCCATGATAAAGAGGTTACGGATTTCAATAAACCTGATACTAAACTGTTTTACAATGGAATACACAAAATTACTTGGTAAAGTAACCTTAACAACAGATGGTCTACACGATAGTGCTAGAACATATGATAGACTATGCTTAGTATATGACTCTGCATATAGATCTTTCATATCCATTAAAGATGTACCAGCTAACATTAGTATTGACAATAAGACCTATTGGCAACCATTAAGCATAATTACAGCTGATAATGAGGATTTAATGGTAGATGAGAATCTACGTATTAAATTTGCAAATAAAGAGTATAACCCTACACAGAATAGTGGTATGGGCTATGTTATACTACGCAAGAGAAAAGATAATATAATCACATAGGAAGACTTCAGTCATGCTAATACTTTATATGTAGTAGAGTATGATTTCTACTTAGGTAGTAGTACTATTACTATGCCAGAAGGATGTGCAATATACTTTAAAGGTGGTACTTTAAATGCAGGTACTGTAGTAGGTACAGATACTATGGCATATGGTACTATAAGTAATAAAGGAGATGCTACATTTGATGGTACTTGGTAGGAATCAGGTACAGGAAGTGGAGGAGACCTTAGTGATTTAGAAGAAAGAGTAAAGAGATTGGAAGAAGCTATGTTCCCATATAAATTTACAGTTAGTGGAGGTGGAGTATATAAGAAAGGCACTACTTCTTCAGTTACTGTTAGATGGTCATTTGTACAAGGTACTACGACTGCTACACCTGATACATTAACTATTAATGGAGAGTCTGTAGCTCCTTCATAGACTAGTAAGACATACCTAGATGTAGGTGTAGATACTGATTATGTGATCAAAGCCACTAAAGATGGAATCGAGTATACTGGTACAGTTACAGCGAGATTTGTTAATCCATCATACTTTGGAGTAGTTCCTAGTAACTTTGTACCTACAGAAGAACTAGTTAAAGAACTTAGTAGTAGTGATATTATAAAGAACACTAAGACTTACGCTACTCCTACATTTACACAGAATGCTTAGAAGAACTGTTATGCATATCCAAAAGCATTTGGTATGCTAACTGATATCAGAGATATGAGTAATCAGAATTTGAACGGTTCTTATGTTTATACTGAGATAGCAATTAATGATGAGATGTATTATGTATATGTTCTCAAAACGCCATCTACAGTAACAAATTACAAAATAATCTTTAATTAAAAGATATATGATACAAATTATAGATAACTTTGAACATAGAAGTAAACTACCTAATTTCGCCAGAGATCAATTCGATACCCTAGAAGAAATGAAGAATGTTCGTGATGAGGACATTGACGAAGGGCATATATCTTATTGTATATCAACAGATAAACACTACAAATTTAATGCTAGCAACGCTATTGATTAGTCTACAGGTAAGTGGCGTGAATTCAAGGGTGAGAAAGGGGATCCTGGAAAAGATGGTCAAGATGGGACAAATGTTTCATCTAATCTTACTGCATTCGTCTTTAAGTCTAGTGAAACTACACCAAGCAAACCCGTGGGTGGTAGTTGGAATTCAGATACTAATGTATTTACTCCTCCAACAGGCTGGTATACAACAGATCAAAACATGGTTGGTACCATCTGGATGTCATGGGCAGTATTTTAGACTGCTGGAACTATTCAAGGGGAATGGTCTACGCCAGTTAGGATAACTGGTGAAAACGGTAAAGATGGATAGGATGGCAAATCAATAGAATTCATTTATAAGGTATCTAATAGAGTACCAAATAGTTCTGATAAGCCTAGTAGTGTAAATGAAGATGGTAGTGTGCCAGATGGTTGGACAGATCATCCTACTGGTGTAAGTGAATCTAATCAGTATGAATGGATGTGTGTCAGAACTAAAACTGATGATTTATGGTCTGATTGGAATGGTCCAACAGTATGGTCTAAATGGGGAGCTAACGGTAAAGATGGAGATGGAGTAGAATATATATACAAAAGAACTACTACTAACTTATCTCCAGATAGACCTACAGAAGTAAGTCAAGAAGATGACTTTGTACCTGAAGGATGGACTGATGATCCTACTGGTGTAAATGAGAATAACATGTATGAGTGGGTATGTGTTAGAAAGTACAAAGAAGGAATTTGGAGTGAATTCAGTAATCCTGCTTTATGGGCAAAATGGGGGGAGAAGGGAGAACCAGGTAAGGATGGGAATGATGGTACATCTGTTAATATAAAAGGAGAAGTAGCATCAGAAGATCAATTGCCAGAATCAGCTCAACCTGGAGATGCCTACGTAGTAAATGGAAATTTATATGTATGGGATGGATTAAGATGGAATAATATAGGTGGTATCAAAGGTCCAGCTGGTGATTCCGCATATGTACATATAGCATTTGCAGACAATGTTGTAACAGATAGTATGGGCAACGTAGCATAGGTATACGGATTCACTACTAGTGGATATACTGTTATGAAACCATTCATAGGTACTTATGCTGATCATACTGTAGCAGATTCGTAGGATCCTTTAGTATATAAATGGCAGAAGAATAAAGGAGATAAAGGGGATACAGGTAATGATGGACCACAAGGAGTACCAGGTCCAGCAGGATAGGATGGTAAAACATTATATACTTGGATTAGATATGCAGAAGATGCAAATGGTACAGGTATAAGCAATAGTCCTGATGGTAAAAGTTATATAGGCTTAGCTTACAACAAAGAAACAGCATCTGAAAGTAATAATCCTAGTGATTATACATGGTCAAAGATAACAGGTAAAGATGGAGTAGCTGGTCCTGCTGGAGAAGACGGTAAAACATTATACACTTGGATTAAGTACGCAGACACTATGCCTTCTTCTTCATCTAGTACTATATATGATATACCTAATTAGAATACTAAGTATATTGGTATAGCAGTAAATAAAGATACAGCATCTGAAAGTACAGATGCAATGGTCTATACTTGGAGTCTATTTAGAGGAGCAGATGGTACTAATGGTACCAATGGAAAAGACGGTAGAGATGGTAGAATTGTATATCCTGCTGGTATATATGACGCTACAGTAACTTATACAGCTACTGATACTAAAGCACCATACGTATTATATGGTGATACATACTACGTAATGAATGTTACTACTAGTTGGACTGGTTCATAGAATGATGGTAAGACTCCTGCAGATGACTATGAGCAATATGGTGAACATGCCACATGGATTCCTATGGAAAAGTTTGAAGCTATATATACTAAACTATTGATAGCAGATAATGGTACATTAGGTAAGTTCGTGTTTAACGGAGATTACATGTTCAGTCAGCAAGGAGTGGATTACCTACATAATGAGGTAAATAATTACGAAGATTTCGGTAATGATTCAATTCCATTCAAGTTTACAGATACATCTATGTGGATTAAAAGTTCAGTATCATACGTCTCATTTACAGATAATACTATTAACATAACATAGGGATCCAATAGTACATTAACTTTACTATCCGATAAATTAACGAGTGGCCAAAGTATTCCAGAATTTTATGTACAAGTTTCGGGAGTCGCACAAGGAAGTACTTCCGCATATTTAATATGGAAATATTACACAGAAGATGGTGGAACAAGTAACTACGATTATATACAAACATCTGGTATAATTAAATTACACGGTTCTGTATACAATTCTTTAGGCTCTGCCAGTCTTTCTTTGTATACTAATAGTACAAGCCTAGATAATGAAATTACTGTGACATTACTACCTACTACTTTCATACCAAATCTTTAGATTAATGGTAGAACTGGAGATGTCGTAATTAATAGAGGTACTTTCAAAGGAAGTATGGCAAGTAATTGGTACAAAGTGGAACTATCTGGAAGTGATACTAATACATTAGCTATTGGAGAAGGAGATACATACATAACTATTACTGGAAATGGAACATCACCAAATACTATGCGTATACAACTACCGTCATATACATATAGTTCCTCTTTAGTAGGAAAAGTACTAACTACATTCCATGTAATTAATTTGTCCGGCTCTGTATTAGATTTTAATAATATTGTAGGACGTATATTTCCAGCGTATACTTTTCCAGGTGGAAATGAATATTCTAATGTGTTTGTGAAATAGTATGGCAAATTAGATGTTGCTATAGTTATAGGAGGTTTTCCTGTACTTTATTATTTCTATGTATTAAACCCATGGGACTTCGAATTAAGTGATGCATACACTTCTGGAACACAAAACCCTGTATCAAAAACGTTTGGATAATGGTCACAAAAGTAGATAATAAATTGAGATACTCTGTTAAAATAAATTACAGAGATGTTTTAGCATCTATTTGTGTAAATGAACTAACATCTTTACTTAGTAAAGTAGATTTCGTTCAAGATCGGTAGATGCTGAAAGCTATGATCTGTCATTGCAAAAGACAGATAGGGACAGACATTCCACTAGGATTTACTACTATATGTAATCTGTTCACTCCTTATACAGAACCTGAATGTTTACACGGTAGAGTAATATACAACCTATTCCAATTAGGAGGAGGTATAGAAGAAGCGCCTATTGATGGTAAGTAGTATGCTAGACAAAATGCTAAATGGAGTGAAGTTACAGGCGGAGGTGGAGGAGGAATGGAAACAAACACTCCTCTAGTTAAACCAATTATGACAGTATTGTGGACTAATAAAAGAACCGGTAATACTAGTAATTCATTAAACATTAATACTGAAATAGGGGACACCTATAAATGGAGTGGTAACTATATGTGGCAATCAAAGAAAAATTATAAAGATCCTGAAACTATGGAAAGTAATGTGTTTATTGAATTAACAGAAGATGGAATACAATCTCCTACAGTAGAGATGGAAACATTATCTAATACTAATTACTATGTAACACTTAAAGCTCCTAAAACTGGTTATGAAATAGTAGATGGGCAGTTAGTACCGGCTACTGGAGATGACGAAGAAACAGTAAATAGTAAAATTACATTCCTATATCCTGTTTATTATGGAGTAGAAGGTAATATGAATAAACAATTAGTTTCTTCTAACAACATAACTATATCCAATATAACTACTAGTGACAGTGAATATTTTGTGTACAAATATCCTAGTAATTTTCCTAAGCTAACTACTATTACTTAGAATGATGCTTATAACGTTACACAAGCATTTAACTATAGTGAAGAATCATTCACAACTGATACAGGACTTAAATTAACAATGAGAGTATATACTTCTGCTAATCCAGGAGCGTTTACTAATGCTAAACTAAACTTTAAATGACAGAGAGTATAATCACATTCCCGTCGAAGATTGGTAGTAATAACCCTAAGGCCTATGGAGCAGTTAATGCGACATAGGTTTCTGGGCATAAATAGGTTTTTACTACTAGTGATCTGTATACTATTTCTGATTCTATACTTAGCGAAAGTAAAGATAATACTAATAATGATGCTATAGGTTAGAGGTGGTTCGTACAGAGTTCATAGGCTTATTACCAATTAATCAGCTGGGAAAATAGAAATAATAGTAGAGGTTGGTCAGTAGTGCAAGGCGGGAGTGGTGATGGAGGTACTAATATTGTTATATCTGATACTCCGCCTTTAGATACTAATGACATATGGGCAGATGACTCTGAAAAGTCAATTCCTGAATATGTGAATGAAGACTTATAGAGTTTGATATAGGCAGTTAATGCTATTCAACAACAGATAAGGAAATATGAATATGCATTTAACAATCAATTAAGTTCTGGAGATTTTACTAATAATACTGCTGATGCTATTACTAGCATAGAACCAGAATAGCCTGCAGAATATACAGAAGAGTAGAACTTAAAATATATAGGAACTAATACAGCTAGAGAACCAGAATATCCTGCATACTCTGAAACAATGATACCAAATTTAAAACATTTGTGTATTAAAGCAGGTAAGTATACTGATCTATTAGCTAATCAAGATAAATTTTTAAATAACGAATTATTGTGGTGTACCGATACCCAGAGACTTTATATTAAAAGTGAAGGTAACCTTGTATGGATTAACAAGACTGGAAGTGGTGGAGGTGAAGACCCAGACCCAGGAGATGAAGGCATGACTAAAGATGATTTAGATAAACTGGACTATATTGGATTTGTAGCTCCAAGTGGACAAACTTATCGTGTTAAGGTAAGTAATGATGGTAAACTTATTGTTTACATGAAAGAACTCGATACACCTCAAGCAGAACCAACTGGAGGTCAAACAGATCCTAGTACTGGCTGGGTGTATGTAACTTCTTTGTATTTACAGAAATTATATATTAATAGTTTATACTGCGGAGGACTAACTGCAGATGAACATAGCTATAATTACTGTTCACATAATTTTGTAGAATTATCCAATCTAACTGATGCGGATATTAATCTAAATGGACTATCGTTATAGTACTCTAGTGGTGGTACTAATTGGGAAGTTCTTCCCCTTGAAGGGCTAATTAAAAAAGGAGAAACATTTCTTATTAGAGGAGCGCAATGCTCAGTAATGGATGCAAATACTACTCGTATCAAAGTAAACAGTTATGATATGGAATGGTATGCTAAAGACGGACAGTTAATTAAGTTTGATAATACTAAAGCAAAGTTTTATCTTACTTGGGGTGATACTCCTTCTAGTGTAGCATCTCCATATAGTAATGTTGGAGGAAGTTATAAAGTAAGTAAAGGATATATAGATTTAGTGGGATTAAATAAAGAAAATGCCGGTGATGCAGATACTATTGATGCTAAAGAAAATAATCCATATGCTTATCTCAATTCCAACAGATTATTTACTAAGTATTATAGTATGGACCCAGTAAGTCAAGCTACTAAATCGTTGGATAAGAGAAATAATGCCAATGATTGGTATTTCGTAGATTTGACTAAAGATATTATTCCTATGATAGAATCTTATACTCCTAAGGCTACTTATGAGCATAAAAATATATTCTATAATAAAACCAAACTAGATACTACTAAACCGAACTATATTACATGTACTTTTGGTATTCAGGCAACTGCTCCTAATGCTACTAGATGTTTTAATTGGATATCTACTGAGTATCATGACGAATTCTTATGGTATAAGAAGCAAGGAGAATCAGAATGGAACAAAGTAGAATCATTCAAAAATGAATCTGGTATTAGAAAGTATTATAATAGAATTAGATCTGAGTTTACCGATGGTACAGCATTCACTACTCATAAAGTAATAATCAAAAATCTAAGTGCTGGAGTATATGATTACAAGGTAGTTAGAGATGAGAATTACGAAAGTGAAGTATTACATTTTACTGTACGTGAAGGATCAGATGAATTCACCTTTGTTCAAGTATCAGACCAATAGGGATTTAGATGGGATGAATATCAGATATGGAAATCATCTGCTGAATACATCAAAGACAATGTAGCTGATATGGAGTTCACAGTAAATACTGGCGATATGACTCAAAATGGTAATCGTGTTAACGAATGGATTGACTACTATACAGGTAGACAAGCTATGAAGGATTTCGAGGAAATGCCAGTAATTGGAAATAATGACTTGTGTCCTGCCAACATTTATCAGTTAGGTAATGGAGGTGATAGTTCAAAGATTAATCCTAAGAACTTATCATTCTTCTATACTTTTGAAATGGATGAAGAGAATCCTCCTATTTTCAACATTGAGGGTAAAGAAGTATTCATTGATTCTCTATATTCATTCAATTATGGCAATGTACACTTTATGGCTATCAATTCTGAAATTACAGATGGTACTGAGAAGAATGTATATGGACTGAGTACAAACGGTTTGGTATACTCTAATATGAAAACATGGTGTCAGAACGATATTAATAAGAATTCTGATAAGACATGGAAGATAGCGTTTACTCATGAGTTACCATTTACTATTATTACCCAGAATGTGATCAGTAAGTTCTATTGGGATAATACAGAAAACAGTAAGATTGAAAGATCTGGTAGTCACTTGAACTATAATACTACAGCTGATAATAAGTACTGGTTTAGTAAATTCTGTCAGGAGAATAACATTAGATTAGCTATAGGCGGGCATAAGCATACATACGCAGCTACATTCCCATTGAAGGAGAATCCAGCTAGCACTATGAAACCTATTATTCAAGTAACAGCAGAGATGCTACAAGAATCATTTGGTACTACTACTCTTGCTGCCGATAATTCAGATCCACAACTAGAAGGTCAATTATTCCCATCTACATGGATTGGTAATGATGCATATAAGACTTAGAAGCACTTGTGTACATTTGAGTTAGTAGAAAAGATAACAGCGCCTGTATATATTACTAATCAAGCTACAGGTTACAAACACACTTCTAATAAAGAGTTACCATCTCCATATACTCCTTGGGATCACTACTTCTTCCCAGCTACTATTACTCAAACTAGTCAAACAGATATTACAGCTAAAGTAAATGCTGGGCAAAGATATCCTTTCTATACTATTTATAAAGTAACAGCTAGTAATATTCAGTGCATTACTAAAAAGATTAATTACTTATTTACTTCTGCTGGTAAATATAATGTTAATATTCCTAGTAGCAGTAATCCTCCTGCAGCAATTGGTGGAAACGGAGAAATTAATAGTGGTAATGACATAATTGTTATAACAAAATGAATTTAAAAAAGTATAATGAATCTACCGGCACTTGGGATATAATTTCTTCAGGTAATGCTTCTGGTATCATGGTTACTGACCCTCACTTTTTAGAAGAGGGTCAGACCTTTAAATCCGTTAATCAGGTATTAGTGGATATGGACGATAAAGTAGAAGAGACTAAAAGAAATCTAAGTTGGGTCGTATTAAATGGTACTATTGGTGGTGGAGGAGGCGGTGGTGGAACTACTGCTTCTATCAAGCTTACTGACGGCAGTATCGTTACTACTGAAGGCGTACATTATCTCTATTCTACTTCTACTAAGTTAACACTACATTATCTTATTAGTTCTACTAAACCTAATGAGAAGTATAACATATCTGTATCACTAGATGGTAATACTATTATAAGTAATCAAGTAGGTTATTCTTCAGTATAGGGTACATTAGAAATTCCTAATATTGCTGAATTTTCTAGTTCAGCTAGTCACAGTATTGTTGTTACTGCTGAGAATACAGAAGGTATCTCAGTAAGCCCTTACTTGCTTACTGTAGTAGAATCATCTATTAGTCTAGAATCTTCCGTAACTTCTGTAACTGCTACTATAGGTTTACCATACAATATTACTTATAAAATAACTAACAAGGTATTAGGCTCTGAAACTTCTCTTATAGTTACTAATACAACTAATGGTATATCTAAGAGTTATTCTGTAGGAAAATTTACTTCAGTAGAACCTAAGTTATTAGATGTAAACTTCTTTGACTTATTCAATGGTGCTACTCCTACTGCCGGCAGTTCATATACTATATCTGCGCAAGCTACTACTTCTGTAGATACTTAGGTAATCCAATCAGATACTGTTACTAACAAAGTAGTAGTAGAAGATGGACAAACACTAGTAGTATTGGTAGATGGAATTACTACACAAGCTGATATAGAAGCAGGAACAGAACCAACAGAGTTTGCATAGTCTGGTAATATATCATTTTCATTTACTCCATACTTAGCAGGAGTATCAATTATATATTATGCTATCAGAATACAGAGAGGTACTATCACAACTGATATAGGTAACTTCGATGCCGATAGTAGTAATTTCAACTCTAACAGTTATGTGTTAAGAGGTAAAGCGCAAGTATTTAGTTGGTCTATTCCACAAGAAGAATCATACTTGGGAGACTATATTATTACTTTAAGATGTTGGTCTGAAAAAGGTAGTCCTATAACTGATACGATTCTTAGATGTAATGTCATAGCTGCAGATCAAAGTTTGATTCCTACATAGAATCCAAACAACACTATGTACGCATAGTGGAATATAAAACAAGCTACATTCCCTCAGGAAACATCTGCTAAAATATGGTCTAGTGTTGTACCTAACTTTATTATGCCAGGACAGCAAGAAGAACAATCTGTAACTACTAATTTAAATGTATATGATACTAATGGTATACTATCGGGCTTCTTGAATGAGAATGGATAGAGTAAATTAAGATTGGCTGGAGAAGCATACGGGGTAGTAGATTTACAACCATTCGCTGCGTCTACTGCAGATAATACTAACTGGTCTAGACTAGGTTTTACTATATCTACTACGTTTAAAACAGATTTACATCCGTACAATGACAGAACTGTATTCTTTATAGGAGACTATTCATCAGACAATAGCTTTCAAGAAGGTATTATAGTAAGTCTAGAAGATGTAATATGGAAGTACACAGATGGAGCTATTAAGGAAAGTATATCATGTAAAATATAGCAAAACACTGTAAATACTCTTGATTTTGTAGTAGACCAAAGTAATAAAGAAGTTAAGATATTTGTTAATGGTGTATTGAATGTAGCTAGAGAGATTAAAGATAACTTCACTTGGAGTACATCAAGTAAGATATATTTAGGATGTACTTACTAGAATGGTAAACCTAGTAACTTCAGCGATGTAGAGTTCTATGAAACGAACTTGTTTAGATCTCCTCTTAACGATAAACAGATAGTTATTAATGCACTTAATGCTAGAGTAAGAGCTACATTAACTAGTACAGGTTCTGTAGATTTTACAGAGTATAACAACTTAAAGTTAAAGAACTTCTTTAGTATAACAGAGAATAGTAGTTCTTCAACTCTTTGGGATGACTCTACTGGTACATATGCTAAATTGAATTTTAACAGTCTTATTGGTGATGTCAATAGAAAACCACCTCTTCCAGTAGTATTAATAAACTGTTCCAATTCTGGGTTTACTAAAGCTGTGTATGAAGCTATTGGACCTAATTCAACTATGTACAATGGTTGTACACTTAGTTACTTTGATCCAGATTCAACTAGTGGATCTGCTGTATCTACTACAGATGTATCTGTATAGATTCAAGGTACATCTTCTACTGGTTACAGAAGTAAGAACTTAGAGATCGCTCTCAATAAAATACTTACAGATGATGAAGGTAAATCTATTGGACCAGAGTTATTTCAACCAAAAGCTAGTTGGATGCCTGAGAATCAATTCACATTGAAGGCTGACGTTGTAGATAGTGCTCATGCTAATAACGCTTCTATTGGTAAGTGGATTAATGACAATGCAGATGTACTATTTGATAAGACACCTCCAATGTAGGAATTGGAATCTAGACGTCCTGTGGATTCTATAACCCCTAGTGAAGTACATAATGAGGTAACTATCAAACATACTTTGGAAGGTTTCCCTATCATCCTACTTATACAATTTGATGGTACTAGTACTCAAGAGATGTTGGGTATATATTCTTTCAACTTAGGACGTGCTGCTTATTACAACATGGGTATGAAGTTCTTAAAGAACTTTACTACTAAGATTAAAAATGTAACTGGAGAATATGTAGATCAACCATTGCCTGCTTTCATTACTAAGTATGAAGCATATAAAGTAAATGAGAACTTTGGTAGTATCAATCAATAGTAGATTTACTCATATGAATTTGGAGATAACGCTAACATTATTGAAACTCCAGAGGGTATATAGCATACTGCACTATTCATGTAGGATGACTTAACTGTATTATAGCATGTAGGAGAATTTAAATATAATGGAGCTACTCAAGATGCTACTTCTGTAACTGACAACAATATATGGTAGAGACTGTAGCTACTATTTACCACACTAGCTGGTATGACTGGTGAAGAGATAAGTAAATACAGATGGAATACTATAACTAAGGGATATGAGAAAACAGGAGCTACGTATCCTGCACAGCAATCTTGGTCTGCTCTTGCTGACGATCTTACTTTAAGACTAAGTATTAGGAATGCATATTCATACTTCATGATATGTGTAGTATTTGGACTTGTGGACTCATTAGGAAAGAACATGGTATTAAGATCATGGAATGTAGGAGGATCCACTACAGATTAGAATATGAATAAGTGGTACCCATGTTTCTATGATATGGATACTGCAAATGGAGTAAGTAACACTGGTGAAGAAAATGTTGCTAAGACGGCATATATAGATGGTTTCAGCAATGCAGATACTACTACGGGTGTAAACTCTCTTATAATCAAATAGAATGATCCTAATAACGGATATGATGAATATTCAAGTAGATTGTGGGATGTTCTAAGAGATAGTAGATTTATAAGTACCGGAGTGTATTCAGGAAGTGATTATAATGGATTATGGGATCTATGGAGAACCAATAGTTCATTATTAACTAGTTCTTCTATGTTTGTTGAAAACTACTTTAGTGCTTAGACAAAGAACTGTGGAGAACTATTATACAACTATGACTACCGAGTTAAGTATCTTACGAAATATTAGAAAGATGAAGATAGCCCTGCGTCATATGCTAATGTAGAATTCTTGCACGGTACTCGTAATGACTTTGTAAGAGATTGGCTAAAGAAGAGATTGACATTTATGGATGGAGTATTCTTATTTGCTAATAATAATATTATCTATCCGTACAATGAAAAAGGTTCTTTCAAGTGTGGTGGTGCTTAGAACAACAACTCTAAGTTAACTATTAAGATGAATAGTCCTGCTATACTTACTGTGAATATAGGTAATGCAGCAGGTAGTGAAACTAGATATTACATAGAAGAGAATGTGGATACAGATATATATCTGCCATCTTTATCTTCATTTAATACTCAGATTACAGTAAACAATATGTCTGAGATAAGTAATATGAAAGGACTGGACGAGATTAGATTTCAAGGTTTCATGACATCAATGTCGCTACCTAGTATGTCCGAAATAGATATACAAAATACTAGTACATTATCATCGAACCCTATAGATTTTGCTACTATATTTGTTAAGAGATAGGATGGCAAGAGTGTTTCAGATATTAGACATATTAATTTGTCTAACACTAGTTTTTGGTCAGGGAACAGTGGCGTTAACTCATTTCCAGTAGATGTATAGAACTATAATAAACTAAAGACAATAGATATATCAAATGGATGTGTAACTTCATTAGCACTACCTAATGCCGCATTATCTGCTCTTACTTTAACAAATTCTGCGATAGAAAGAGTAACTCTAGCTGATCAACCTTTTATTAGTAAAATTGATTTTACAGGATGTAATAAACTACAATCCGTAGAAGTAAGTAATTGTAACTAGATAATAGAATTAGACTTACGTAATTTGAGTGACTTAACTAGTATCAATATTATTGGTTGTGCTAAGCTCGAAAGAATTTATGCACCTAACTGTAATAAGTTAGCCACATTTAATGTGTCAAATGCTAATGCACTCAAGTCTGTAACCCTATCTAATTGTAATAATGCTAACTTAAGTATTAGTTTAGTAGGAGCTCCTAATCTTGAAGAATTGAATTTAGATAATACAAATACTACCGATGTAATTGAATTTGCACCAGGATTCAATAAATTGAAGGTATTAAATATTGCTTCAAGTAATATTAATGCATTCCAATTTGGAAATGATCCTGTAGCTACTACATCTACAGGTGAAAGAATACTAGATCTTAGTCCATTTACCTTTACTAATCTGTATATGTACTATAATAGTTCTAAGTATGTAAAATTCAAGAATAGTAAAACAAATCCTTTTGCAGTTAATAGTTCTACTTTTAATAACTGTTCTAGTTTAACCAGAGTATTCGGACACATAAAACTAACATCAGGAAGTGTATTCAATACTTGCCCTAACTTCTTTATACACGATGTACTAGAAGACGTTACTATTAAACCAACTAGAGGGCAATGGTACGGTCCAGATACAGATACTACAGAAGGCTAGGAATAGTGGGATAACAATCAAGGATTAGAGACTAATATATCCATAGGTACTACTAATTTAAGTAGCTGCTTTGTAGGAACTAAAGTAAACATATATGATGTGTATTATATATTGAATATGTGTGATGATGTCGAAAACATTGTTTCTATATTTCATTCTTGTTCAAATGTAATTACAGATTTTAGTAATCCTCTAAGTAGAGACACCTTTAAATATTGTGGTAATGTTACTAATGCTTAGCATGCCTTCTATGCTACTAGACTGACAGGTCCTATGTATAGTCCTACTCACACTGGAGATACAATCACTGAATACAATGGTTTATTAAGCCCTTTGAAGAAGTTAGTATCCTGTAGCAGTATGTTCGAAACTAATGCTGGCAATTTCTACATAGATGATTTATTCTTTGCATAGATAGGTGTTAACCAATATTTACAATTGGCACATCTGTCTAGCATGTTCAATTACGGTGGTAGTAATGTAGTATTTGTAGATAACTGTGATGAAACTTTAACTTCAACAGAAGTAGCAGAGGGACGAAGAGCATATGCTAGAGCATCTAAATTATTAAGGGATCTTCCCAATCTAGACACTATATCTAATATGTTTAATGGTTGTTGGTTTAATTTCGACACAGAAAGTACCGACGATAGTGTAACATATAGTCCGTTGTTTGCTTATAATAACAAACTAAGAGTAGTTAGTTGGAGTTTCAGAAATATCAAAGCTAAAGGTTCATTGATTAATCTATTTGGTGGTAATTCAGCATTTGATAGTAGTAATTTATTCTCTAGGCAAATAACTAAATTATTAGGATGTTTCTATATAACTTCTAATGATGGAGACAAGGTGTATTTCCCTATACACAATAGTATGTTTAGATAGATTAAACTTACTTTACAATACATAGGTAATACAGAAGATACTAATCAAATTCCAGATTAGGCTGCTACATGTTTTCATGGTGCTGGTATAAATAGAGTATTTGTTAGAGAGTCTGATGAAATATATCCTTATGATGTATTTAAAGGCGTTATTAATCTAATTGCATGCCCATGTTTCTTTGCTAACATAACTATTCCTAATTCCAGTGGTGTAGTATATGAACTACCAGGAAACATCTTCTAGGACTGTTCAAATCTAGTACAGATAACAGGTTGCTTTAGAAATCAATCAGTAAAGTATAAGTTGACAGGTAAAGGATTTACTAATTGTAAACTTACAAATGTTGCATATGCATTCTATGAAGATTCGAATAGTTATACAAAAGAAGGAGGAGTTCCATATGGTTTGTTTTATATGGAAAGAGATGTAGTAAGATCTTCTACTGGTTGGAGTCATGCAGATGCACTTAGACTAGGAATAACTGAAAACTTTGGTATAACTGAAGAAGGAGAACATGATCCTGATGCAGTACTTCCACAAACTATTGATTACAGTGAATCAATAAAAGCTGTTAGAAGTAGTATAACTGATATGCGGTATGTATTGGCAAATTTCTCTAGCCCTAATGCGGAAGGATACATTAGAAAGCAAGTAGAATTAAATACTGTTGAAGACGCAGGAGATTTGATAATAACTAATGAGAATTACAATGTTTCAGAATTCATAGTAAATACTGCGTATGATCCGAGAGATCAAATACCTAATCCATTGTATGATCCTAATAATCCTGGTTCTACTCCAGAATATATTGATAATCCCAATAAGGATATACATAGAGTAATAAAAAATCCAAACTATAGTCCTTACAAGAAAATATGGAATATTGATTACTATGATGGAGTATATGGTCTAGGGGATTTGATATAGAACAGCACTTTGTATCAGAATATACAATCTGGTGTTATAACAGATATTGATCCCAATATACCATCAGAATTCTTCAATGAAGACGATATGCGATATCCTCTTAGTCCTGTTGGATAGAATAGATTAGATAGTATGAATTACATAGTTCCGTCAGATCTATTTAAGTATTGCGTCAATAATACTAATATTAATATATCAGATGTTCTCACAGGCAGTGGTAGAAAAACTGATAATGGAGTACAAAGATATAATTATGGTATATATGGTAGAATACCAAATAGAATATTCAAAACTCTCACTAACATATCCAGTTTAACTAATGTGTTTGCGTATTGTTATTGCATTAATCCATATACTTGGAATGACGATAGTAATAATGGACAGATGTTCCCTTCTGATATGTTATCTAACAATACTGCATTAAAAAGCGTTTCAGGACTATTCCGTGGAATATATATACCTGCAAAAGTAGTTATACCTTCTACTTTACTTAGTAAGAACTTAGCTCTTACAGATATATCTTATTTATTCTATGATGCTACATTCCAAGGCTCTGCTGATGATGTTCAACAGTTAAGTGATACTACATTCTAGTATAACTACATATTACAGAATATATCATACGCATTAGCTAGTACCAGTTCTACTGGAGGATGGATGGGACAAGGACCGAAAAAGATAGGATCAAATCTGTTTACTCAATCTAAACATAAGAATCTTACGAAGATAACAGGTTTATTCTATGGAGATACTTCTACAACAGGTTCTGTGCCAGAATTCTGGACATGGCTAAATAATCTTACTAATACGAATAAACAAAATGTATTTGCTTACATGAGTAAGAGTCTTATCACTAATAGTAGCAGTATACCAGAACAATGGGCAACTAATATGAGGGATTAATATGGATGTGAAGTTATTAACTGACAGAGAGTTATTGGAAGGCATATATACTATGTTGTAGTATGTATTAGTCAAGGTAAACGAAATAGATAATGACGATAAACAATTTGGCATGAACTTGGCTGCTGACTTACTCGGTAGCATAGTTTATGACGCTCAACCTAGAACTACAAGATATGCAAATTAAATGGTTAAAAGAGAGTAATAGAATGAAGCACCTGAAGTATGCTATAGTACCAGGTGCTCTGTTCACCATACTATTCGTAGCTGGTCTAGCATCAGGTATGGAGTTTAAAGATAAAATGTATGGTGGTAAATGGGATTGGTTGGACTGGATAGCTACTATGATTGGTGGTACTATAGGTCAAGCAATTCAAGTAGGTATAATATTATTATTGAAGTTATGCATATAATATCAGAAAGAATAGCGAAAAGAAGTACATATACTATAAGTAATATGTATATAGATGGTGTTAAGTTCTGCAATGTTCTTGAAGATACGGATAGAGGACTTACGCAAGATATGTCAATAGAAGATATATAGAAAGCCAAAGTATATGGTAAGACTGCTATACCTACTGGTACATATAAAGTTACTTTAGATATCGTATCTCCTAAGTTTAGTAAATATAAACAATACAAATTCTGTAATGGTAAATTACCTAGACTATTAGATATACCTGGTTTCGATGGCATACTAATTCACATCGGTAATACAGAGGAGGATACAGATGGATGCTTATTAGTAGGAAAAAATAATGTCGTTGGTAAAGTAATAGAAAGTACTGTGACGTTTAAAGCATTGTATGATAAGATGCAAGAAGCAGTAGAGAATGGAGAAGAGATTACTATTACTATTAAGTAATACAGAGGAGGATACAGATGAAAACAATTTTATATAATCCTATATTCATTAATCCTTAGGCATACTATGTATTTCCAAGGTTAACTAGGTATCTGCAGCCAGACAATGAGTCTACTTCAGAACCAGCTAACTATATAGGTACAATTGAAGTAAAGGTAATAGCATATGGAGATACCACTTTAAAAAGAACCTATACTAATACAGATTCTATAGACCTAAGTGAATTTAAGAATACGTGGATACGTATTAGTCTATTCACTAAAGTAGGTTCATGTGTCTTAGGAGAGTGGAAGATTGGCAATATGGAATCAGATCTTCCTTATATAGATCCAGAAGTATTAGCTTCTCTTAAAGCTGTAGTTATAGTTGGTAATAAGACTAATAATGATTCTGATAGAGCTATAGTTAAGAACTTGGTAGACCCTGACAATCCGTTTGTGATTAGTAACGCGGCTTACGAAGGCATGTCAGGCTATAATGGATATCCTGTTGTGTTTGGTGCTAATAAAACTTGGGCGAATGAATCTAACGGATATGTTACTAGTATTACTAGTAATACCATTCATATTACTAATGTTCTAAATGCAGGTTTAGCTTTATTATATTCTTATGTTAAATATAATGGTAATCTTCAAAATATAAAAGAAATACCTCCTTTTAAGATTGAAATTAAAGGGTTAGAAGGTAGGTCTAAATTTATATATAAGTATTTAGCAACAAGCGATGCGACTAAGGAAACAAATCTATATCTTGAGAATGGTACTCATGAACTACCCAAATCATTCCTTCCGACAGAGGCTTTGATTAATAATGCTGTGGTAGGTTTTTCAATAAGTCCAATTGAAGAAGGAGTTACCAATTTTTTAAGTAATATTACTATTAAAGTTCTTCCTGAATATGAAGGCGCCTTCGTCACCGACGGAATCGACGACCTGATTACTTCCACCAAAACCGTACAGGAGATGGGTATTACTGATGAGGTTACTGTTGTTAGTATGATTCATCAGATAGATAAACCTAGTAACTTTATTACTACAAATAATATTAGAACTTCTGGAAGTGTTGTAGGTAGAAATATAATTAGTCTAACAGATAAGACTGGAATATACGGATGGTATAAAGACAATATTCAAGGTTCTACTATTAATGTAATAAATAATATATTAGGAGATAAAGCAGATTATACTGCCTCTGCCTCTAGTAATACTAATTTGTCCTCAAAATTTAGTGTAGTTGGATATATTAGTAATGACAGCATAGTTGAAACTAGTCAAGTAGCTTGGTACTGGACAATCATCGCCAACAAGGTACTGACTACCGACCAAATCAACCAGGTAATCGCCTACTTCAACTTGGATAGAACACTTAAACCTGATATACTGTGTGATGTCAAGAAACAGGGAATCACCAACGATAACCACGCAGAGTTTGGCGACAAGCTGATTGACTTTTCCGGTAACGGTAGGGATATTCAGTTGAACAATATTGCTTGGAAGGGGGATTCAGGTATTGGGAAGTATGAGGTTGATTTTCTCGATTCTAGTATATGGAACAGTAGTAATTCAACTATAACGAGTAGTAAGATAGATTGTAAAAATGCTATAAGTCATATTATGCTACTGTATTATAGCGTAGGGAGTAAAGAATATCCAGACATTCCTTCGTTTAAGGTTATTAAAACAGGAGCTGATATTGATTATAGCTATATTGATGAAACTGGGTCGCCTAAATCAGTTAAAATTGTAGATGGGGTGAATATATTACCAGCTTCACATAACACTTTGTATAGTGGATCTGGTCGATTTTGTGGTTTTGGTAATCCGGGTATGGGTAATAGTGTTACCATCACCCAAATTCCTTCCCACGCAGGTGGTCTATGCCTTGACGGTATCAATGACTTTGGTAAAGTTATTGATATGCCTATTTATAAGGATTATACTTTCATTATAGATAGACAAATAATATCTATTGGTAATATATTCGGAATAGTCGCTTCTAAATCAGAGAGTGCTACTGATACTACTAAACAAGGAGCTTTCTTATTTGAATATCTTGGAACACCTAACAATATTAGTACTTGGAGCTTTTATAATGATAATCATAAAGTAGGTGAGACAGATTTTACTAAGAGTATAAGTTATCAATCAAAATATAGTTATAATGGTAAGGAACTAACAGTCGGAAAAGCTAAAGATAGTGATAAATTATGGTTAGGTACACTTAGAGATAAAGATAGTCGATTTGCTAACGTAGCTATCTACTCTCTCATGTCCTTCCCATATAGTATGTCCAAGTTCTTGATAGAGCGGCAGTTGAAGAAGCACAAGCTGGGTACGCTGTATCCAGATATGGTGGAGTTTAGACCTATTATCAAGAGTAATATAGACATTTTAAAGATAAACTATTGGGATAAGGATTGGAATGTAGTAAATGTAGGAGATTATGTTTCAGTAGGAAATGATATTAAAACTAATATTACTGTTCCTAATGGTTATAAAGTATCTAAAGTAACTTCTGATGCTTTCGATAATATAACCATTGAAAAGTCTAGCACAGATTTTATCTATGATGTTAAGTTCTATGGCATTAAGAAATCTCCACAGAAGATTGGTATAACTATTGAACAGGATGAAAACTACGTCAAATGGAACCCTGTTATTAATAGTAATATTGAATATAAAAATGCTTTATATTATACTGTTACAAATGGAGTTTGGACTAGAATAAATTCAGGAGATTATATTAATATCAAAGAAAGAATTGCAATAGCAATTTTCCCTAATGGGATAGATGAACTTGTTTCTGTAACTTCTTCTGATTTAAATAATATATCTGTTATAAGTATAAATAATAATGGAGAATTTTATTATTTCTTAGCTAATTTGACTTCTAATTCTCCACAGAATATAGACATCACTATTGACGAGTACATTAGATACGAGGATATTGTGCAGCCGTATCCAGTTCTATTGAGATTCAAGGACGAGAGTGGCAAAGAGGTATCTTGGGGAGACAAAATAAAAGTAGGTTCCAGTATTACTAGAATAGGCTCATTTAACGATTGCAATCTTCTTAAAAGTATTTATACTGTCAGTAATGCTAAACTTAATGGAAGTCCTTTACCTAGTACTCCACATGTTGTTGAAAAATCAATGGTATTTACTTGTACGGCTACTTGGGCTTTTGACAATAATGAACCTAAATGCATCCTATCTCCTAGACTACTACGTATTCCTAACTCTAGCTATAAGATATTAGGTCATATTCCTGATATATCCGGTCACGGTAATCATGGTAAGATAAACAATTCTGCTTATGCAGGAGCGAGTGGAGCCAATGGATATTTACAAAACTTTAGCGAATGGACTAAAGCATCAGGAGTATCATCTACTGATAGTGTAATTTCAAGTAGTAACAACTTAGTTGCTGCTAATGGTTGGATTGCTTATGTTACATCTGGAACTGTTATTCCTACATTCAAGGTTGAAATTTCAGGAATTCCTGTTAATGGTAATTTAAGATTTGAAGGTTCAGACCAAACTTTAGTTAATGGAGTGAATACCATTCAAGGAATAACAACAACTAAAGTAACAGGATTCTATATATCTTCTGGATATGACAACGATTGGTCTAATTTGAAGATAGAACAAATCGGTGAATACGAAGGAGCATACTGTCTTGATGGTGTAGATGACTTTGTTACTATTCCTACTGTTACTGGTGGTAAACAGGTGTTGATGAAAGTTAATTGGGATGGTTCTAATTCTGCTTTACTATATGACCAAAGAGGTTATAATAATGAGTTTGCTATCTATAACGATTCGGCAGATAGTGATGGCAATCCTATTCCGGCTTATAATGGAAGAAACAATGGACAAACATACATTGATGGAATCTTGAATAGTAATATTAAGGCTTCGGAATTGAGGGCTATTACCCATAACATAACTATTACAAATGAGTTAAGTGCAGGGGTAAATAAATTTTCTCCTGTTATTGGTTCAAACAGATTACACAATGCTTACTTTGTTAATATGGCATTATATGACTTCATGCTCTTCGATGAAATCTCAACAGATGACAAGATTTTAGAGCTGAATGAGTACGTAGGAATAGAAGGCAATACAGATGACTTATTTAACGAAACCAATTAAAACAATTATGAAATACATTACATTCCCCACAGAGAATTTGAACGAGATAATTGATTTAAATAACCTAATATTTATACAAGAATGAAATATATTGTTGTACCAGCCGAGATGCTGATTGATATAACACAAAATACACTAGACGAAATGCATTTAGTATTTCGTTATAGTGTAGATGGAACTGAAGTAATCATGAAAGTTGCTAACTATGAATTACTATTCCCATCAGCAATGACATTACCTTTAACAGAAGAAGATGAAACTCCGGAAGTAGTATATCCGTATCCTACCTATGAAGGAGAAGAATTACAGAAATTGTTAAGCAGTGATAAATGGACTAATAAAGAAGAACAACTATGAGAGAAACTATAAATTTCGTACCTAGTAAGTCAACCCCCAATCACAAAGAAGTACAGTATTGGATAGACTTACAAACTGATCCATATGGTAGATGTATTAAAGCATGGACTGGATCTGAATGGAGTACTATTACTGATAATGATCTAATTGAATCTATTAACAAAGAACTAGCTAATAAAGCAAATAAAGCTACTACTTTGTCTGGTTATGGTATTCAGGATGCATATACTAAGGAACAAGTAGATGCTAAAGTAGCATCTGTATATAGAGTGAAAGGTTCTGTAGCTAATTTCGAAGCACTACCTGCTACAGCTGTAGTTGGAGACGTATATAATCTAACAGATACTGGTGCTAACTATGTATGTATTGTAGCTAGTCCTGCTGAATGGGATAAGTTATCTGAAACAGTAGACTTGAGTCACTGTGTAACATCTGATGAAGTATCTACTGTAGTATCTATGACTTAGACAGAATATGACACTTTGTCTGTTAAAGATTCTAAAACACTATATTTAATTCACGAATAATATGAAATTAGGAGATAAAAATATTGTAGCTGCATATCTAGGTGATGTTAATGTATTTACTAACTATTACGGAGTCAGCTTCCCTATAGAGCCATAGAATACATTAATGACTAGAACTGGTTATATGCCATGGCATAAAGAACTTCCTATACAGTCCAAAATGAAATCTTGTACGATTACTTCTGATGGAGTTGTTAAGTATCTTAATGCTACAGACAGAACCAAGTATGAAGATGGAACAGATAGAGACATGACATTAAATACTATGGTAGAAATACCAGAGTTCTGGTATAAATGTATGAGAGATGATACTACTGTATATTTGAACTTATATCCAGCAGATCCTCATATTCCAGAAGCTGAACATGTGGAGAAGTTCTATATTTCTGCATATGAAGCATCTAATGTAGATAATGTGTTAAAATCTATTAACAATGGATCTATTACTCCAGTAGTAAACATTAATAGAACTACTATGCAATCTAGAGCTAGGGCTAATAACTCCAGTACTACGAATTGGAACATGTATACTTACAGAGCTCATAGAATACTTACTGTGCTTTACTTAGTTGAATATGCATGTACCAACAGTTAGAAAGCTTTCAATGCCGAATTAACTGCAGAAGGATATCATCAAGGTGGTCTTGGAGATGGAGTTACTACAGGTAGTATTAAAGTGAATGGAGTAGATACTTGGAGTTGTGTACCTTGCGGAAGTACAGACGAACATGGTAACTTTACTGGAATAACTCCCGTTACTGTTAATAGTACTGATGCAGAAGGTGTTGCAACTCAGAAGTCTTATAATGTTCCTACTTATAGAGGTATTGAGAATCCATTTGGTCATGTATGGAAAAATTGTATAGACACACTTGTACATTTTAATGCGCAAACTAATAAAAATGACGTTTATATAAATACCGACTTAAGTACATTTGGATCTACTGATATATCTGATTATGACTATCAATGTAGTACTGCTATTACTGAAGGTTATAAGAAGAAGTTAGTATACAATGCAGCATTTGATATATTGCCTCCAATAGATGAAACATTCGGTGGTAATACTACAACTTATTGGTGTGACTACAATTGGACTAACAATAGTACAACTGATAGGTTAACATTAATAGGCGGTTATGCTGGTCATGGCGCGGGTGCTGGGTTACTCAATGTTATTTCTAGCGATGGGCTTGGCTCTGCTAGTGCTTCTGTCGGTACTCGGTTAATCTATATACCGTAATTTAATTAAAAATATAGATAGGTTGTTCCTCATCATTAAGCAGTAATGCTAGTAATAGCACGAATGCTAGGTTACTCAATGTTAATTCTAACAATGAGCTTAGCAATGCTAATGCTAATGTCAGTACACTGAATCCGTAATTAAACAAATAAAGAAATTAAGAGACTGTAGAGGAAGACCTTACCCCTTGGTAAAAGATAACATACTAATTAACTGTGTTAGTAACTTTTTTCGTGAAAACTCGGTAATGGATTACAGATGAAAAGATATAATAATTTATTTGACAAAATAGTAGCTTTAGACAATTTATATCTAGCAGATAAAAGAGCTAGAAGACAAAAACAACATAGACCTGAAATAATTAATTTTGATAAGAATAGAGAAAAATTACTTTTAGATCTACAGAAGAAATTAATAAATGGTGAATATAAGACTTCTGAATATTATATATTCAAGATATATGAACCTAAAGAAAGAGAAATATTCAAGCTTCCATACTATCCAGATAGAATAGTACATCATGCTATTATGAACATTATGGAACCTATTTGGGTATCATCTTTCATTAAAGGAACTTATAGTTGTATAAAGAATCGTGGTATACATAAAGCTCTGAAAGATGTTAAGTTCGCACTGAAAGATGAAGCCAATACAAAATACTGTCTTAAGTTAGATGTCAGAAAATTTTATCCTTCAATAGATCATGATATATTAAAATAGCTAATAAGAAGAAAAGTAAAAGATAAGAAATTATTAATTATATTAGATGAAATAATAGATTCTGCATAGGGAGTACCAATTGGTAATTACTTATCACAATTCTTTGCTAATCTATATTTAACATATCTAGATCACTGGATCAAAGAAGAAAAACATATAAAATACTATTTCAGATACGCAGATGATATTGTAATACTTCATGGAGACAAAGACTATTTAAGATAGTTATTTAAGGATATGAAGTAGTACTTAGAAGAAAGACTTAATATTAACTTTAAAGACAACTGGCAAATATTTAAAGTTGATGATAGAGGAATAGATTTTGTAGGGTATAAGATATTTCATACTCACACTCTATTAAGAAAATATATTAAGAAGAATTTCTGTAAAAGAGTAAGTAAATTGAACAAAAAAGATAACCTAGACAAGAGTACTTATCAATAGAAAATATGTAGTTATATAGGTTGGATTAAGTACTGTAATGGTCGTAATTTATTTAGTAAAATGACTAAACATAAAGAGCTATTGCGATACATATCAAAAAGTAAGAAGAAGAAAACCTAACGCAATAACATACGTTTTTAAGGTATATCTCAGATAAAATATCATCCCTGTCAGAGCAATCTCTCAGGGTTTTTTACTTTCTCAAAATACTTGCTATGATTCACAATATAGGAGATTCAATAATGACTTTGTTCAAAAGTATATTCAGTAGCGCAGGAAGATTCGCCAGCAGTTGCTTTGCTGGAATAACATCTTTCTTAGCACCAGTTTAGGTAGCTATAATTGCGGCAACTAGTTTTATACTGATAGATGTCATATTAGGTTACAAAGTATCAAGGAAATACGGGCACAAACATATCGAGTCTTATAAGTTATGGAAAACTATTAATAAAGTATTTGAAGCTACATTGTTGATAGTAGGAGCATACGTTATAGATACTCATATAGTTACCTCATTGAACTTACATGCCGTAGAGTTTGTATCTGGTATGATATGTGGAACTGAATTCATATCCTGGCTAGAATCAATGAAGGACTTACATCCGGATTGCAAAATATGTAAAGTATTAGAAAAAGTACTAGGCAAAGTTATCAAAGCTAAAGGTGAAAAGTATCTAGGAGTAGATTTAGATATAAAAGATTTTAAACCAAATAACAATGATAACAGCAATAATATCAGTAGTTAACTGGCTTGCAACACATTTCAGAGCACTTACCATAGGTTTCATATGTATACTGTCGGTAAGTGCTTTTTTTATGTACAAGCAGCTACAAAAGAAGGACAAGGAAATAGCTAGACTATCCAATAATAGTGAATATTATGAATCGTTATTAGATTCAAGTAGAAAAGAAAATCGAACGTTACAACTAACTATATCTGATCTTAATACTAGTAGAGATAGTATAGTACAATAGTTGAACGATACTAAAAAGAAATTAAAAATCAAAGACAAGAATCTGGTATAGGCACAGGTAATCAATACCGAAGTTAAAGATTCCGTCAAAACAGTAATTAAAACCAAAGAGGTTGACTTTACTTAGGAATTAAAGTTAAATGATTTAACAACTATCATAGTAAGTAGAAAAGACTCAATCTTAACAGCCACATTAGATTTAAAAAACTAGCAAACGCTGTTTGTAGAAGAAAAGAAAGAATATCGTAATAAGTATAAGACGTGGCTAGCCAGATTCTTCCACTTTGATTTTAAAAAAGATATTCACAGAAAATATACGATTAACAACTCTAACAAACTTATCAAAGTAACAGATACTAGAATAATAGAGATTAGTAAATAAAATCAATCTATAATATTAATCAATAATAATATGCATAGAATAATCCGTACAAAAGCTTATGAAGCTAAACATGGTCCTCACTTTGATGAAGAACATGCACGTAAAGCTGTAAGTAAGATGGAAAACGAAGACGGATCTAGAGGCCAACATTGGTCTGTAGAAGAAACTTCTGCTCTTGCAAATCAATACGGAATTCGCTTTGATAGCAAGTTCAATAAGTATGATTGGTATGTTGCATTGAATATGGTTTACTCAGATTACTACAAAGTAATTGTTAACATGACAGGTTCTAATAACTCTAAGTATTTCGTAGAGTTAGCTAAAGCCTGGATATGTGACAAAGACATTGATGAAGGTAAAATGTGGTACTATTATATTTATGTAATGTGCGATAAGCTGAGAGATGCAGAAGAAGAATACTTCGATAGAAACTACAGCAAATATGAAGATGAAGATGATGACGATGACGAACCCTATGGAACTTACCGTAGAGGTGGAAGAATGGGAAGATCTTCATATGGTAGACGTAGAGAATATGACAGAGAATACGATGAGAGGGATTATGAGAAGGAAAGAATGTTTCCTTACGAAGATGAACTTAAACGTGGTCGTTCTGTACGTTATATTAGATATTAATCAAATTAAATCAATCCTAAATAAAATCAATTATGTTAGAAGATAAAATTATCCTTCAAGACCGCGGTTTTGACGCTGGTCTGGCTGCTTTAATGCAGAATGCAAATAAAGGTATGGACCCTGCTGCTTTGATGGCTATGATGAATAACAATGGCGGATTCGGCGGTAACGGCGGATGGTGGTGGATCTGGATTATCCTGATCTTCTTCTGCTGGGGTGGCTGGGGAGGCAACGGCTTCGGTAACAGAGGTGGCGAAGCTTCTCAACTTGCTTCTCAATTGAATACTGATGCTAATACCAGTCTGTTGATGCAGGCTATCAATGGCAATAAAGAAGCTATCAGCAACTTGTCTAATACTTTGAATTGTGACTTTAACTCAGTATAGAGTGCATTGAATACTATTAATGCTAGTGTAAATCAGATTGCTTGTGATACTAAGTTGTCCAGTCAGCAAGTAATAAATGCTATTACTTCAGGTAATGCATCTCTTGCTTCTGAATTGGCAAACTGCTGCTGCACCACTTAGAGATCTATAGATGGTGTAAATCTTAACCTAACTAAGATGGGTTACGAAAACCAGTTGGCTGTATGCAATCAGACTAACAACTTAGTTAACACAATGAACAGCAATACTTTGTCTCTGCGTGATAATGGTACTGCAAATACTAATGCTATTATAGCAAAACTTGATGCTATGCAAAATCAGGCACTACTTGACAAAATTGACTCTCTGCGTGAGAAAAATTCTACACTGGTATCTCAGTTAAGTCAAGAACATCAGACTGCTACATTTGGTACAATGATAAGTCAGGCTACTACGCCTATCGTTACTAAGTTAAATGCATTGCAATCTGACGTTGATGGTATCAAGTGCAAACTTCCTAATACGGTAAGTGTACCATATCCTCAGCTGTCTGTTTATAATCCAGAAGTTTTCAGAGCTGCTGCGTATGGAGCTTTTGCTGGTGACACTTATGCAAACTACGGAGTAGGTTATAACAACTGTGGTTGCTAATAAGAAAGGAGGTAATTATGTTTCCTTTCTATAATACACAACAAACACTATTTCCGTTTGGTCCTTTTAATCCGTTCTTCTTCGGTAGACGTCGCAGAAGATTAAATACTATTTCTGGTATACCGGTACTTAGAACTACAGGTGTATCTGCTACTACTACAGAAGTAAGATATGATGTAAATCATCAGGAATTCCTTAGTTTACCCAAAGAAGGATTGTTTTTCTTGGATGTAAGACAGGCATCTGCTACAGCTGACGCTTCTCTTCCAGTTGGTTTATCAGATGATAATGCAGAGAACAATACTACTCAAAGCATGCTTCGTAATGCATTACAAGAAGAAGTACAAGCCGGTGACTTACAACTCAATTTCAGATATTTGATTTACTATAATAAATGTAATAACACTTATCAATTAGTAAATGCATATCCTACAAACATAGCTGCACAGGCAGCTTAATATTAACAAGGGCTCTTCGGAGCCCTTAAACAAATACTTATTATGATAACATTTTCGCAATTGAGTATAGGCGATCCTATATATGTATTAGAAATCATAGGTACATTTAAGAAGAGTACTAATTACTTTGCTGGTAATATAGTAAGTGTATCTAAAGTGTATGACGAACCACTACCACCATAGTAGTTTCCAATGCCTAACTAGAATAGAAAGAAGTTAGTAGACATAGTTATAAGTTGTGGTGGTGAACAAAAGAAGTTAACAGTAGAGGAAGGCAAATCATTAATTAATGATACTCAACTAGGTCTTACTGTAGCTACAGACAAACAACATATAGTTAATATGGTTAAATCTAGTTACAATGAATATAAAGCGAAAAAAGAAGCTGTTGCTAGGTATGACGAAGAAATGACTAAATGTGAAGCTATACTTAAGTAGTTAGATTATACAGAGAAAGAACCTGAAAAGGAAGATCCTAGAATATAGGAATTACAAGATTAGGTTAGAGAACTTAAAGATTTAATAAAACAGGCAAGTAATATGGTTCCACCTTAGATGAAATAGATGTTACCATAGAATATGCAGAAAGCAATGAATGAGGCTAGTTAATACTAGCCTTTTTTTATTTTAAGACTTCTAGACAAACGCTATTATATTACTTGACCAATTGTACTACTACACCTATAAAATGGCTTAGAACGCATCTAAATACGTTATAAAGATATTTAATAAATAATGCATTATGAAATTAAACACACTGAATACTATTATTGATGATATTCTACTTGAATTGCGCAATAGTTCTGTTGCTGAATCAGAACATATAAGTAGAATATAGATTGAGCAATGGATTCACAACTATAGAGCTGTACTCATCAAGCAGGACATAGATAAGGGTAGAGATATAAATCCTATGTATGTTCAAACTATTCCATGTGTACACATTGATAGAATAGATAGTACAGCAGGTCATATAGAATATAGAAGTGACATAGAACTACCTAAACTGATAGACTTTCATTTTAGAACAGGTCTAGTATATGTAAAAGACATGTTTGGTAATCTAATTCAGCTAGGTAATGAAACAAAGATGAAATATCAAAAGTATAGAAAATATACTTGCGGAGACTATATAGCATACATCAAAAACAATAGATTGTATGTAGAAGATCCGGGTAATGATCACCAGCTTGAATGGGTAGAGATAGGAGTAATAGCTGAGAACCCTGCTGATATCAATGAATGTTTTGATCCTGATAGTCCATATCCTGCACCTGCGCATATGATACCTGTAATCAAAGATATGATATTTACTAAAGAATTGAATATCATGCATCAGATTCCGTCAGACGAAACTAATAACTCTAGAGATGATATGTAGAACATTAATGTTAGATAGCAATGAAGAAATCTTATACAATAAGCGACTTCTATGAGTTCTACTTATCTTATATCGAAAGGGAAACTGTATATGATGTTGATTACAAAACATACAGACAAATTGTTGAAGATTACTTTAAGTATATCGTAGAAGAGATAATGGAAAATAGTAGAGAATTCAAACTACCATGTAGACTTGGAAATCTAAGTATAGTAAAACGATAGCCTAAGAACTTTGATAATAAGAGTCTTAGGATAGACTATCATGAAAGTAAAGTACAAGGTAAAGCTGTATACTTCATTAATGAACACAGTAATTACTATAAGTTTAGATTCTTATGGAGTAAAAAGGATTGTTTACTAACAAATAAGACGAAATATTAGTTTGTAGCTTCTAGAGCGAACAAACGCAGATTAGCTCAAATAATTAAGAACAGAGAACACGATTATACTACAATCAAATAAGGTTATGATAGATAATAAGTTAATTAGTTCAAAGGCTGTGTTAGCTAAGATCATAGCCGACTTGGATTTAAAAGAAGATGAAATAAGAATAACTGATGTACGCGAATGGATTGGTGAAGCAATGGAGAAAATTGGAGCAGTACAGCAGTTAGAACATAAAGTAGCAAACATATAGGTAGTAGATTACCAAGCCAAATTACCTTGTGATTTATATAGATTAAATCAAGTAGCGTTTTCTTTTGAAAATGGATGCGGTTGGTTGCCAATGAGAAAGGTTACCAACTCTTTTGGTGTATATAAGAAATGTGGTGAATGTAATCCTAAAATGTTAATAAAGGATAATGCACTTATACCTTTAGTAAAGAACATATTCAATGTTAATACAGATAAGGAAGCTGTTGATATTCTTAATGAAGATGTTAATGTTAAGTAGACATTAAGTGCTTTAGTAAATCAATATACTATACCTAGTAATAATGGCAGACTTATTATAGGTAATCCTGCGACATTTAATACAAGCTTACAATACTCTACTAAACCTGGATATATTACTGTTAATGTACCATGTGGATGGTTAAAAATATCATATCATGCTATTATTACTGATGAAGATAGTATGCCTATGATACCTGATATACCATCGTACTTTGAAGCTATATTCTGGTATGTAGCAATGAAGATGTCTTATCCCAAATATTTAAAAGGACAGCTGAATTAGAATATATACTACGATATGAGAAACTCATGGAACTTCTACCGTAGATAGGCATATGCAGAAGCTATGATGCCTACTGTAGATGAATTGAAAAGCATTCAAAATACCTGGGATAGATTATATCCAGAAAATGATGAACATTGCACGTTCTTCGAACATTTGGGAGACGAATAGATTATATATAATTGGAATAATTGATTTCTTATGAGGGAGTATAGTTTACATAATATATCTTCTATTCCAAATTTCAGTTGTGGAGTATACGCGATAAGAAATAACATGGATAATAAGATGTATATAGGTTCTTCTACTAATATAAGATCTAGAATAAAATATCATATAAACGCTTTAAAGAACAATAAAGACTGTAATAGATATTTACAAGAAGTAGTAAATGATATAGGACTAGATAAATTTTCTTTTATTATATTAGAGATGTGTGATGATAATCGCAATACGTTAAAATACTTGGAAAATAAATATATAGAACTATATGGATACTATAATAAGAACAAAGTAGATGGTAAACCTGTGTTTTGTTATAGTTTAAATGGCTAGTATATATGTGTATTTACGAATTTAAAAGAAGCTGCAAAATTCGTAAATGGTTTTCCAGACAACATTAAAGCGTGTTGTGAATGTAGAAAGAATAAAAAATCATATCATGGATTCTAGTGGAGTTATATTAAAAAATGCAATATAGGTGAACGTACTAGGAAAGATGTGTATCATAATTGTAAGAGTATATAGTAGTTTTCTGCAAGTGGGACTTTATTAAACACATACCGATCTATTGGATAGGCTAGTAAGATGACTAATATAGCAAAATCTGCTATATAGTCTGTATTAAACATTAAAAAGATTAATAAAACTGCTGGTGGCTACATATGGAAATACAAGGAAGGAGGGAACAATGAATAATGTTCAAACCAATACATTCACACAAGGTATGAATCTAGATACAGATGTAACTATGATACCAGACAATCAGTATAGATATGCGGAAAATGTCCGTGTAATTACTGATACAGATGGTACTACAGGCGTATTGCAGAATGTATAGGATACTAGAATGGTAGAAGGAGGAGACTTCTTGAACCCCAATGAAACAGTACTAGCTACTACTACAGTTGATAAGTATGGTGTCATACTTACTGTAGATGGTACTAAAATATGCAGAATATATAGAGTAGAAGGTTATGATGATCTACCATTAAAAGCTACAGTAATAGTCAAAGGTGAACTGGGTTATAATGTAAGTTCTAAAGTAAAAATAGTGGCTAATTACGAATCTGCTACTATTATTAAAATCTATATAGCCTCTCCAGATCAGACTATTAAGACTCTTAATATAATGGATGGTAGATATATGCAAACTCCTAATGGCAATCCTTTATTAGATTCTAATGGTAATCTAAAGAATGTTAGTCTGTTGGATATACAAATATCTACTTTACTGGGAGCTCCAGAGGTCATATCACTAGGAGGAGGTTCGCTGACTACTGGTATAGTATAGTACTCTTATCAGTTATTTAATGCTCGTGGTTCTGCTACTAATTTCTCTCCAGTTAGTAATGCTATACATCTTACTAATAGTGAAGTATCTGGAGGATAGAAGAACTATATGGGTAACAATAAAGATGTAAACTCTGGTAAAAGTGTTAACTTTAAAGTTAAGTTAAATGATGTACCTGAAGGATTATTTGATAATATTAGATTAATTCGTATAAAGTATAATGACTTTACTGAAGATCCTTAGATTGAAATATTTCAAGAAAATGAAATATCGTCTTCTACTAATGAATACATATTTAATGATACTGGTGGTAATGTAATAAATACTATTACTATAGAAGAGTTTAATAAGATACAAGAGAGTACATTTACTGCGGCTACTATAGAATCCAAGGATAATATATTATTCGCAGCTAATATTAAAGAATCTACATGGAAACCACAATATGATGCTAGATCATACAGATTTACTGCTAGTAATAAGTTAATACTTAATGGTTCTAGCGAAGATCAGAATATAGAAGTAATAGTAACAAATTCTAATCTTAATAGCACCTTGAGTTCTATACCAGAATCTCATGACTGTATTAATCCGTATAACAGTCAAGATCCTGATTTTAGTAATAGAGATGTATGTAAGTATTAGTTTGGTAGTACTACGTTAGGAGGTACTGGTCTAAACATAGATTACGAATTCGTTACTACAGATGTAATGCTAGATGATAACTTCACAAATACTCTTACTATAAATACTCCTGTTACTACTAGTGATAAGATTACCATAAACAATCTTAATGGTTCTACTGTATCCTAGATATCTCTAGGAGCATCTGGTATAAGTAGATTCAGGAATTATGCTGATCCTTACTTTGCTAGTAAGTATAAAGGATATCAGAGAGATGAAGTATATAGATTTGGTATTGTATTCTTTAATGAAAGAAATGTTGCTACTCCAGTATATTGGATTGGAGATATTAAATTCCCTCATTGTTGGGAAGCATGTCCATGGTATGTACAAGACCTTACTCTTTATGGAAAAGCAATTGGTATAAACTTTAAAATAAAGAATTATCCAGATGGAGCTAAAGCATATCAGATAGTAAGATGTAATAGAACAAAAGAAGATAGAACTATATTAACTCAAGCTCTATTATCTGGAACTGTATCATATCCATATCATTCTGTTAGAGATGCAGATTATGATATAGCGTCTGAGAATACTAGAAGACCATATACGTTTTTAGGCAATAGTTGGCAGAAAGTAGGTTAGATAACTGATTCTATTATTGGAAATACTAGTTACTAGTGGATGGTATCTGAAAGAGTTGACAACTATATATCAACACTTATTAGTCCAGAAATTGATGCTAATTAGGATGATATGGCTAAGAGTGTCAAAGGTTGTAGAGCAGATATGTGTTTAAAATTAGATCCTAGAACTAATCATAAAGAACATATAAGTTCTGTTGGTGGACAAGCTACAGCGTATGGCTATTATGTTAAATCTAATAGGACATAGTAGGTGAGAAGTGGAGTAGCAGTTACTAATGAATACGCTAGCCAAAGTTCTAGAGTAGGTTCAATAGCAAGTTCTAGTTCAGAAGATCTTAATGATATATTCATGGTAGGAAATGCAGCAGAGTGGACTGGTATAACTAATTTGATAGGAAAGAGATATATAGCTCACTATACTGGATTTGGAACTACTAGAGGTAAATTTGATATAAATGAATCTGTTAGTCCTATTATAATGGAAGGATTCTCTTGGCCGGATGCAGCATCTAAGCACTCTTCTATTTCTGGTAAAACTTATCTTAATGCTACCGTAAGTATGAATGGTAGACAGGATAATCAAGAAATATACAATAAGACTGGTTACTATGGAAATTGTGTTGTTGTCACTAGAGATAACAATAATATAGGTGTGCAACAGAATATAAATATAGATAGGGCTGGTACAGAACCTATGAGTCCTAGAGTTTCTGGTACTATTGCTGATCTTATTAGAGAGTTTAATTATACTCAATTTACCACACCAGTAGTTAATATAAAAACTAATAATATACCATATAGTGGAAATACATATAGTGCTCGTAGCAATTCTACTTATGTAAGTACATACACGTATCATGACTTATCTGATCGTAATGCTATAGTATTTGGCGGTGATACTTACTTAGGAGTATTAGACCATAAAACTGTAATGTATATTCCTCAATTCTGGGGAGGTGTACAAAGTCCCGATGTGAACTGTGGAGTTACAGTTTCAGACTATATTCCTTTTGAGACTACTATTAATCTTGCTTTATTATATGGTAGTTCTGCATCTAGAGTTGGATCTAGCGATCTAGATTATGTAGACCCGTACTTATCATTATCTATCTCTGGTGCATCATATGGTGGTCATACATAGAGTAAACCTTATTTTGCATATAATGATGCTTACTCTAGATAGCCAGATGCTTAGATGTATGTAACAGATTCTAATTACTCTATTAGCAATTTGTAGTCTGGTAATAGAATTAGATACTCTGGTACTAAGACTGCTAATGAGATATCAGATAGTTGGACATCATTTAAACCAGCAGATTATCTTGATGTAGATTCATCTCATGGAGATATTACAAACTTGAAGCAGTTTAATAATCAGTTATTATTCTGGCAGAAAGATGCCGTAGGAATAGCATCTGTAAATGATAGATCACTTATAACAGATAACAATCAAGCTCCTCTAGTATTAGGTACTGGCGGTGTACTGGATAGATATGACTATTTAACTACATCTAATGGATCTGATACACCAAATGACAAGAGCATTGTAACTAGTCCTAATGGTTTATACTGGTATGATGATAGCAAGAATGAAATATGCTCATACGGTAATGGAGTATAGAAATTATCTAAAGCTAAGAGTGTATAGTCATGGTTGAATACTGATAAACAAAAAGCAAAAGTAAGTATATATGATCCTAAGTTTAACGAAGTACAGATGGGATTTGAAGATAAAGTACTTACTTATGATGAACAAATTCAACAGTTCTCTTCGTTTAGAACTTTTAATCCGGATAACTACTTATCATTTCCAGACAAACTCTTGTATATTAAGGACTAGATAATAAAAGAAAGCGCAGATTTTCCGTTAAATGAATTAAAGTCTAGATTATAGATAGTAATCAATAAAGATCCATTATTAACTAAGACGTTTGATAATGTGTTCTTTAGTGGAGAATTTGATGATGTTAGAAAGATGATGCAAGTTATTAAATTCACTACAAAGACTCAAGAAGGAACTATATTTAAAGATAATACAGAAGTAAATAATCCAATAGAACAGCGAGAAGATACATTTAGGTTTGCTGTTGGTAGGGAAAAAACTAGTGTAGATGACATGTCTCTTCCTGGTAGAATGAAAGGTAAGTATATGATATGTGATTATATTATTAATTGCAATGATCAACACAACTTCAGACTCCCTAATATAAACACAACATATAGATATTCAATGGTATGAAAAAGATAAATAAAAGAAAAAAATATGTAGGTGGAGGTATGACACCATATATGCGAACCGATTTCAATTCTCAGCTACCTACACAATTAACAGCTCCACAGTCAGTATAGGCATATGCTCCTGGTAATGCTAAACCTACTAGTTCTGCTAATTTCTTGCAATCTAGTAATTTTGCAAATATGTTTGGAGGATCTGGTGGATCTGGAGGCGGTGGTATGGCTGGAATAGGTCAAGCTGGCGATGCAATTAATTCAATGATCAGCAATGTTACAGGTCCTGCTACAGCTTCTACTGTAAGTGAATCTAGAATGCAAACAGCAATGGGTACTATATCTGGTACAGCCAAAGGTGCTGCTGCTGGTTTTGCAGTAGGTGGTCCTGTTGGTGCTATAGTAGGTGGTGTAGCTGGATTAGCTTCTGGTATTACTGGTAAGAAAGGCTCTGTATCTGTATCTAAGAATCCATATGATGATACCGTTGATATTAAATATGGTACAGGTATTAGAGGAGGAGCTAGAAATAGAAGAAAATTACGTCGTCAAGCTGAACAAGCACAAGCTAATGCTAGAAGTAATTAGGCTAGTTTGTAGATGGGAAGTATTAATGAACAGGAGTTTTACGACGATTATGATAATGATATACAAACAATGGCGCAAGGAGGAATGACTAGTAGTTTAGCATATGTAGATGATGGTGAACTACTTAATACTCCACAAGGAGTCATTGCAGAAGTGCCAGAAGAAGGTAAACCTACAGATAGTAATTTGGTTGATCTGCCAGAAGGTACTAGAATACTTAGTGATAAAAGAAAAGTACCAGGAAGTAAAGAAACCTTTGCGCAGATGGGTAAGAGATTAATGTCAAAAAAGAAAACAAATAGAACAGATAAGTATGCAGAGAATGCTGCAATGCTTAATGAGATGAATGATCAAATGATCTACGATAAATTATTTGCTATATAGGAAGGAATGAAAAAGAAACAGCCAATTCAAAAATTTCAAGATGGTGGAACAAAGCGCGGTTTTAGATATAAAGAAGAATAGACTGGAAAAGAACATTTCTATGAAATTGGAGAAACTTTACCCTACAAAGGAAATAAATTCAAAGTAATTGATAGAAATACTGCAGTACCAGTAAGAGACTACTCTAGTTTTAATACAAACATGAGTGCTGACAGAGTACTTACTCCTCAATATTAGTTATCTAGTATAGATATCAATTTACCGCAGGTAGATGTTTCTAATAGATTTAAAAGAAAAGTTACTCCTACTACTGTAAATAACATAAATAATTCTTTAGACCTTAGCGGTGAAACTGTTAGTAGACCAAATAGTGAAGTAATACCAACTAGATCTGTACAAAGGACCGCACCTAAACAAAGAATTATTTCTGCTTATACTGTAGACCCTGTAGAAAATGCATTAGATATTAGTGGAGAAACACAAGCAAGAGTTGGAGATGAAGTAGCACCATATATAACTTCAACTGGATCTACTGAAGAAAAACCAGCTACTAGCACTACCGGTAAAAACAATTGGTTATCTGGAGTAGGAAACTTATTTACAGATATTGCTGCACTAGCTCCTACTATATCTAACATGTATACAAAACCAGAGTCTTTCAATGCAGTATACAATCCGTATGAAGCTCAGATAAACCAAACAACGGCTAATCGTAGATTTGATATTAGTCCAGCCAAGAGAGCTATTCGTGAGAACAGAGCGATTAGTAATTATAATGCTGCTAATTACAACCCTAACACTGGAGCTAATCTAGCATATAGAATTCAGAGTCAGGTTGCGGCTAATAAAGCTATATCAGATTTATATTCTACAGCTAGCAATGTTAATAACCAGTATAAAGCAGATTATGCTAGTACTTTGAATAGTTTAGGACAGCAGAGAGTTAATGCTACTAACATGGCGGTAGACATGAATGCTAGAAGTAGAGCTGCTGCTAGAAACATTCAAAGAACAGCTCTGAGTCAATTGAGTCAGTACGCACAGAACAAACAACTTATGAAGAATCAAAAGTCTAGAGATATGGCTATGTTGGAAATGTATGGACCATTCCTAGAAGCTGGTTACAAAGCAAGTGATTACGCATCATTCATGAAACAATTTAAGAAAGGATAATATGGCAGCAAATATGTACGATCAAGCCGCATAGGCTTAGTTTATTAATACTTATGTGCCTATCAATTTTGGTGAATTATACAGAATAGGTGCGGCACAAAAACAAGCAGTAGATCAAGCGGCAGAACAATTTACTACACAGTTACAGAAGTTTGGAGAATTCAGATCACCTTCCAGAGTAGATACAGAGAACTATTATAACATGACTATTGGCAGAGAAGACTTTCAGAATGCCATTAATCAAATGGTGTCTAACCCTGATTACATGAAGGATGCTAGTAATAGAGCTCAACTACAATCACTAATAAATAGTGTAGATTATGCTGCTCTGTCTCAGTTAAAAGAAAGTGCAGACTATTAGAGAATGGGTTTACAGACGAGAGCTAAGATGAAAGCAGAAGGTAGACTCAAAGACAGCTGGGACAAGTCAGATATAGCTAACTACGATACTCTAGGTACTGGTAAAATATTTGATGACATTACTCCGGTAGCTTATATGAATCTAAATGAACTTAGTACTCCTTACTTTAATGATTTGAAACCAGGTTTCTTAGGTACAGATTATGTAAACGGTACTAGATATATAGTAACCGGTAATAACATGGAAGACCTTATGGCGGTAGCTACAGCTAAGTTTAATGACTTAATTGATACTCCACAGGGTCAGAAGTACTTCGAAGAGTACTTGGCTATGAATAACGGTGATGCAAATGCTGCTAAATCTCAATTCATCAATGCAGTAGCTCAATCACAAATTGACAGAACTCGTAGACCTAAATACGATGTAGATCCTGCCTTTATAGAACAATTAAAATACAGTCTGAAGGCAAAGGCAGCCGGAGCTTCAAATACTAGTAATGTATTGCCAGACTTATCTAGAATACTTGCTACTACTACTGTACAGAACAATTTAGCTGTTTTAGGAGGTTTGACTCCTGAAGAAAGATCAGCAGTAGCTAGTGGACAAGCTAATTCTGAAATATACCAGAAGGCAAGTAGAAATATGAGTAATAACCTCAAGGTGGCATGGAACAGTTTAAGTAAAGCTTCTGGAATAAACAGTGCTTCTAGAAAACTATTAGACATGATTAGTCAACCTCTATCTAAAGAAGTAGATACTAGTCTACTTGTGGAAGGTGGCGGGGAGGCTCTCGGTAAAGATGCAAAACTTACTAATAGTACTGCTAACATGACACTTGGCGCAGATATGACGTTTGGTTTACTTGGATATGAAAATGGAGCTCTAGGTTATGCAATGAACAACATGTAGAACGCTTCAGATGAAAAACAGAAGAAGGCATGGAAAGATAGATCTGTAGCTATGGCTACTATTCAACAAGCTTGGTACAACGATCAATTCCGAGATGTTATTGTTAAAGGATCTGGTCAAGTACTTAGTGATAATAACGAGGTATACCACAAACGTAAAGTATACATACCTATAGATCAGTTAAGAAACATCGGCTTTGAATCAATTAGTAAAGGAGACTTCTCTAAGTTAATAGGTAGTAAAGTAGTATCTCTGGGAGATATTATAGATAAACAGTAGATAGAGATCAAACAAGAATATGATCCAGAAACTGGAGAGGTACTAAAAGGAGAAACCACTAAGAAGTTAACTAGAAAGAAACTAGATGATTCCGATCTGTATGTAGAGTTTGATGCTACTTATCCTCTACAGATAGGTAATAATGAAGCTACTATTACCAGAAATGCCAATTACGAACGACAAATCAGAACACTTGGAACTAAAGAAAAATATTCATAGGCAGAAGATTCAGCTAACAGATATCTAAGATAATATGGAAGATAACAAATTCATGGTAGGCGCTCCCAAAATGAACGCCATGACTTATGGTTCTATGGATACCGTACAAAATATACCTACTACTTCTGAGAGGAAATAGTAGGTATAGGAGTATGATTATGATATACCTTCTAACTTAGCAGACATATATACTAGAAAGAGCAGTACTGAAACTCCGGAAGAAAAAAGTAATGACTATAACTGGTATAAAATACTTAATGTTGCTACAGGTATTGCTATTACTCCTAATGCAGTTACTGCAATAAAAGAAGGTTACGATATATATAATAGCCAGTTAGGTCAATCTGTTGTAGAGAAAGCAGTAGAAACAAATATCAGATCCTTAGAAGGTGATTTAGCCAGAAAAGAACTACGTACTATGCAAAGTATAGAGTTCTTGAAAGACTATGAAGAGAAACTACAAAGATTAAATCAGATACAAAGTGCAGGAGAAGGTGATCCATAGGAAGCAACTCAGTTATAGACGTATTTGGATCAGAATGCTTAGACTTATGAGTTACTGATAAGAGGTAACAGTAAGTTAGCTCCTCTGTACTACGATGGATTTGAAACAAACAGTATTACTGGAGAGAAAACAACTTCCATAGGGTTGCAAGTAGATCCTAAGAAAGTACCATTATGGGATAGACTTATGCTTAGTATATCTACTATGTTTGATAACAAAGCTGAGGCATACGAGGAGTACGTTAAAACTGGTTATGGTGATGCTATATTAAATATCAAGCCTAAAGAAAGTGTATGGAATAATCCTGATAGAACTGGTATTATAAACAGTTTACAGAAGGTATACGATGATAGTATAACATCTCAAGAACTTAAAGTACAAAAGATTAAAGACCGCCAAAGTATATTAAAAGAAGGTAGCTGGTTCTTCGATCCTAATCAAATATCCCCAGAGTTTAGAGAGAGAGTAAACAATAATGAATTTGCTTGGGGAGATCTGGAATCATATCCTTATGCAATACCACAATTAGGTTCCTCTTTAGGAGAAATTGCTTCTACTGTAGAAACTGCTACTCTTGGTAGATTAGTAAGTATGGCTGCAAAAACTGCTGCTAGGAAAGGAAATCCCTATTCAGCTGCTTTGTTAGCTATTGGGGAGTTTGGTTTAAATGCAGCTAACAGTTATTATCAACGTACTCAAGAAACTAATGCCGAAGTATTTGATGCTTACTTGAATAACATAGTAAATCAAATGGATTCAGGTAATCTGGATGTAGATAGAATATTAGACCAAGGTATTGAGAAACTACAAGCTAGAGGGATTAATACAGATGAAATGACCATGCCGTAGATTCTTGAAGATATGCTCTTGTATAATATCAAAACAGATGATCCTAATTTTGAGAATATCAAACTTAGTGCATACAATGGTCTGGATAATATCTTTACTTCTAACATGGCTTTAGGAGTATGGGATGCCATGGATATGGCTTTATACTCTTATGGAGGTAAGCTTGCTGTGAAATCAGCAAAATAGTTGCTTAAACAAGGAGGTAAAGGATTAGCAAAAGCTACTGGACTTACTAAGGTTGCTAACATAGCCGATAAGTTTATAGATAACAGAATAAACAAAGCTCTATACAGAATGGCTTCTAAAGACGTATTTAAAGCCAATAAGTATAGAGATGTACTTAATACTGTAGTAGGTTTAGGTACTAAACTTGGAGTAACAGCATTCGGAGAGGGTACAGAAGAAGGACAACAATACTTAATTCAGAAAGATTACGAATTAAGTTCTAAGTATGATCCCAAGAAGATGACGTTGCTGGATGCATTCTTTAAGAACTTCCAATATGGTGCAGAAGCCAATATGGCTCTGATGGGTTTACATCCTGATGAAGCTTTAAATAATGATAAAGAACTAGAGCAGAACATGAAAGTTGGTGCTCTTATCGGTTTGTTAATGGGTGGCGCTGGTACTACTATATCTGATGGTCATCAACTTATTAGAGATGTGAAATCTAATAAGATATTGCGTAATATGGCGGCTTATGACATTAGTAATAAAGAAGAAGATGTTAAGGTAGACAGATGGTATAATGCAGTAAAGAAGGGCTATACTCAAGATGTGATTCAGAATCTTCAGGACATTAGAGATAGATTTACTCCAGAAGGTCTTACTCAAGAAGATATAGATGAAGATATCAAGAAAGCTAGACAGTTAGAGAGTATATACTATAATCCTAATGTATCTGAGAACTTAGAGCAGTTAGGAATTAAAGTAGGCAGTGAAGAGCATAAGACGTTTGCTAAGAATGCAATGAAGGCATACGACTTGGAGCGCGTATTTAACTCTCAAGCTAAGGAAGCCAATAAGAAACTTATTGAAAAAGTAAACCAAATATATAGTTCTGATGAGTTTAGAAACTCAGTGGATGAGTATTGGGATAATTTGTCTGATGCAGAAAGAGAAGCTTGGGGAGTTAAAGAGAATCTAGTTAGTGTAGTAAGAGATGCTCAGTAGACATTCACTACTCTTAATGTTCTGAATAAGTTGAAGAGACAGCTCAAAGATATGCAATCCTTTATTGCTCAAGCAAAGAAGAACGGTCTGGATGTTAGTGACGAGAATATAGCTTCTGTAGTATATCACATTAATCGTAAACAGAAATAGTTAGAAGATATTGTTAAGAAGGATAAGTAGATGTTCAAATAGCTTAAAGATATATTTGGAATCAATACTGATCCAGAACTAGAGCAATTAATAGCAGATGAAAATATACTTGTTGGATTACTTAGTAAGGCTGTAAACAGACGTGCTGCATATCAGAATGGAGTAGTACTCAGAACTGATATGAACAGACGTGCTGACTTCAATATTCGTAACTGGTCACAATTATCAGAACAGGAACAACAAGAAGTACGCGATAGATATACAAAAGAAGCGCAAGACAACGGTCAAGAAACTCCTAGCGATAGATCTATAATTGCTAGATACAATAGAGACGTACAGCAAAATGATATTATAGACGAGTCTGTAAATGCTGCTAGAAAGTATGCTAATGATATCATTAAGGCAGATCTTGATAGATATACTCAGAATGACAGATCTTATAGTGAAGTAAGCGAAATAGAAGATGCTCAGAATGAGGATACACAAGATACTCAGATGACATCAGAAGAAGAGCCTGACTTTACTCCAACTGGAGAAGGAGATAACTCTGGATCTCAGATAGCATCAACTGATTTAGATGTTAAGTAGAGAGAAGAAGAAACTAGTCTGGTAGAGGATGTATACACTGAATCTGAAGAAGATAAGTTAACTGCTCAGGATGAAGAGACTGGAGATATAGAAGAAATGGATATAAGCGATCTGGTTACTGTAGCAGATGATGCGGAAGATGTATCAAACGAAAGAACTGTTGATGATATAACTGAAGAGGAGATAGCTAGAGATACTAAAGACGATACACAGGATAAGATAGATATGGAAAATCTTATGGATGCATCTAACTTTAGAGATCCTGACGATGACTTTGGTTTAACATCTGATGATAATCCTTTCTTAGATCCTCAAACAGAACCTGAGATTCCAGATGCTATAAAAGCTACTATGATAGAAGATCAACCAGAAGAACTTCCTTTCATTGATCCTGTAGCTCTAGAAAGATCAGCAAATAAAGCATTTCCTGATGCAGAGGATTACTTTATAGATAATCAAGGTAGAATGTTCTTGAATGGTAAAGAGGTTACTAAAGAACAGATTGAGAAAGAGAATCTAGCTGAACAATACTCTGATGATTCTACTAAGACTTTGTCGGAAAAAGCTAATGAACAGGAGAAGGAAAAGGGTATAGTACCAGGTCTTTCATCTTCTACTAGCATAATGAATAGTTGGTTAGTAGGAAGAACATTATTCTATAGACCAGATGCTACTAAGCCTATGGATCTTCCGTTCAAAGTAAAAGGAGCAAAGAATATACACTCAGGAAAAGAGTTAGGAGAGGCTATGGGTGATCCTAATTTCTTATCTGATGCTAAGATATACTTTGTTCCGGGACCCACTATGTCTTCAAATGAAGCTGCTTTTGATCCTAATGATCCTACTACATATAGAAATGCAGCTGTCTACATGATTATAGACAAGAATGGAGAGATATATGCTGCTGCGTATAGAAGTAACGCTAAAGCTGCAATCGACTATCAACACAGACTAGGTAGTGTACCTAAAGAGTCTAAAGCTGCTGAAGACTTAAATACTCTTGCTGCTCAAAAAGAAAAGATAGTATCTTTCTACTTAGAGAAATGTAAAAAAGACAAGAATGGAAAATATGTACTACCAGAGGAAGGGCTTACTCATGTAGTACCTACTCAAGTAAATGTATCTAATGGTACATTTAATAACCAAAAAGATGGTAATAAACCTATCTTCAGAAAGTTATCTGAATGTAAAACATTCCAGATTCCTTTGGATCCCAATAAGATACTGACTGAATGTACGTTTGGTTATGGAGTTGGTGGTATTCAAGTAGGTTATAAGGCGGATCCGTTTGCTATCAAACAGTTAGGTACTGATGAAGTATTAGCTAGTAGTGGAGGATTTGCCGGTAAAATGGCTATATTTCCAAAGCCTTCTGCTACTCCAAGAGGTAGATATACTGTTCCAGTATACTTGAGTGAAAAATTCTTTAGAGACGAAAGTATTAAGAAACCTTCTGACATTAAGTTGAGAAGTCACGATGAAGCTGGAAATCCTACTCCTAATGGATCGTATTCTAACTTTATGGAATATGTACTTGATTTGATTACAGATGGTGATCCGTATGGAGTATTACCATTAATAGTTAATCAAGGTGAGAAAACACGTCTATCAGCTAAGAAATAGGAAGAAGTACAGTTCCTAGCTAAAAAGCAATTAGGCTTTGATCCTGAAACAGAATTGTTCTACTTTGCTAGTCCTAGAAGTGATAGAAATGGTCTATACTTTAGGACTGATGTACCATTAAGTGAAGTAAAGACTAACCCAATTGCTAGGAAGGCTATCTTATGGTATATGATGTAGAACTACCACTGGAACATGGATAAGAACGTTCTCAGTCAATCTTTACCAGAAAGACTTAGAGATCTTGCTGTTCGCGTACTTAAACCTGGAGATGAAAAACTAGTACTATATCCTGGGGAGCTTGAGTTTACTTTAGCTGAATTGGGCATCTCAGAGAAAGAAGGTAAATTAGTAAAAGATAAGGTTGCTCCACCAGCAATAGCTTGGGCAGTTAATAGTGGCAAACTGTTAACTGATATGGGTGACTATGCTTTTAGAGATGGCTTCATATATGCGGAAGACATAACTGTGAATGAAGCTCAAACTCCAGTATCAGTATCTACTGAACCGGTTAGTGTAGCACAACCTGTTGAGACTAAACCAGAACCAGTAAAAGAACCGGAAGTACAGCCTGAGAAACCAGTAGAGGAAAAGGTAGAAGAACAACCCAAAGTAAAACCTACTTCTGAGAATCGTCAGAGTAGAAGAGCTAAAGCTCAAGAGTTGGTTAAATCCCTTAAACAACCTGATGCTAGTGCCCCTAAAGTAGCTAGATATATGACTAGTGAGGAACGCGAACAATTTGCCGCTTCTCTTGGTCAGAAAGTATCTAAGGAAAACTTCGTATACTTATATGATTTAGATGGTAAACCTCAGATGTTTATCAAAACCATGTTAGAGAAGGTATTCAAAGAAGTTGGATTAGAACCTACTTTCTATGTTACTGGTATGTATTCTACTGAGGAAAATGAAGTAAATAGAATATCTCAAGACTTACGTGAAGCTAAATCTTGGTTAATGGATAAACTAGGTTTATCTGTAGACCAAGTAATGATATTCAATGGAATAATGAGAGCCGCTTCCAATGGTCCTAGAGTATATGGTGTTACTAGATTAGCTACTAACGGAATAGGTAATATTATCCTTGGACAAGGTGCTGGAAAAGGTATTCAGTATCATGAAGCTTGGCATTATATAAACCTACTTGTACATTCTCCTAGAGAAAGATAGATCGTATATGATGATTATGTAAAACATCATCCTGAATATAAGAATGCTTCTATAAATGAAGTAGAGGAAGCTATGGCGGAAGACTTCCGTAGCTGGGCTATTGTTCAGAATGCCAAGTGGTATAATATTGGTTATTAGACTATTAAGCTATTTAGAGCCATAAAAGACTTTGTTAAGTCTATGTTCAATATATCCGATAGTCTCTACACTACCATATATAAAGGTATAAACAAAGGAAGATATTCTCAATATGAACTTAACTCTGTATCTATGGAGGAATTCCACAAAGCATTTACAGATAATGGTACATTCTTCTCTATACCGGGAGTACCTCAAGACAGATTGAAGAATATGCCTTCTATCATTAATCCAGATGTATTTTATAATGTATTAGACTCACTTACCAGTACGTTGTTATCTGTGTTTAATGTTAGACAAGCATCTGATATATCTAAGTTAACAGAGAATCTAGATTATATTCCTTCTATTATCGAAGGAAATATGATGGCTGGTCTTACTCCTGAAGAGAATGAGCAACTTATTGAAGAAGTACTTGATAACTGGGATATTTTCAGAAAAGAAATGGCAGAGCAATTGTCTACTTTGAATATCAAAGCTGAAGAAGTAGAAGTAGATAAGAATGGAGACGTAGATGGTAAGAATAATGACGAAAGATATGATAGAGTTGCTTTTGAATTTTCAAAGAAACTCAATATGTCTTTCAACGCTAAACTATTCTTTTACTCTATTCCTAAGATGGAATATGATAAGAATAAGGAACTAGTGCCTGTGGTGGATCCTATCTTTGGACTCAATATGACTGAATCCTTTGATGTGTCTTGGAATAAAATAATGGAAAACCTATGGGATATTGAAAGATGGGAAGATCTAGAATCTAGATGTTTAAGACTTGGTAATGCCGATCCCTTCTTTAAATCTCTATATAACTACATTAGCGGAGACAATAAACCAGATGAAAACACTTGTACTCAAATTCTTACTACTATTAAAAGTGCTAAAAACGAAATGACTTCTATAGAATTTAAGGAAGCGTTCGAAAAAGCAAATAGTAGAATACAAGATGAAGATTTAGTATTGGATGTAAAAACATCAATGAGAGCTAAAGCTGGTAAATGGCGAATCCTAGACTCCTCTTTACTTAGATTATAGAATAAATATCCTAGACAATGGGGCAAACTATTCTATGTGTCTGGTATGATAGACAAGAGTAATCCTAATAAGTTTGAAATAGACTAGGATAAACTTGAGGATTTGAATGTCGACTTTATGCTAATAAAAGAGAAGATAGATGAAATAGCTGCTCCATTTACTTCTAAGAGACCTAAAGCCATTACATTCACAGAAGATGATATCCGCAAGGCTAGTGTTACAGCAAAAGAGGAATTAGTGAACTGGTTGAACGGAATAGGTATAGACGTAGATATCAAGTCTATAGACTACTTATTATATGGCATAAAGTCAATGAATCCTAAGCTACCTACTATTGAAGGATTCGATAAAATGTATACTTTACTTAATGACTCTAGTAAAGGAAACATTCGTAACCAGATATTAGGCAACTTAGACGCATTATCTAAGGGAGAAACAAAACTATTAAAGCTAAATAATCCGTTCCCTGTAACAGAAGATAGTTTTATATAGAAACTGGCTATTGCTCATGGTAAGTCTCACCCAAACCCATCAGAATTTAGTGTAACTGGTCCTAATAATACTACAGTATACCCGATAACCTAGAATAATTATATGTCTGATAGAATTAGATGGTTTAATACAGATCCTTCAGAAGTATCAAAAACTAGGAAGGCTGTGTATAATCGTCATTCTATACTGTTGTAGGCACTAGAAGACGGATCTAAATTAAGTTTAAGTACCTTTATTGCAGTTCGTAACGAAGACAATAGAACTAGTAGAGATTACTTTTAGATATCTCCAGTAGAGGACTATATATCTAAAATGGTACTTGCTCATAATGATAGAATACTATTACCTACTATGGCAGATAAGAAGACATGGTATTCTATTAGTGGAGTTAAACTGTTCCACGATATGTTGTCTAAATCTAGATCAACTGAAAGACAGACAGATACGGGTATACAGGTTCAATATGTTGATGATCAGATGTATCATTATTCTGATGCTACACTACAGACATTTGCAGATTATTTCCTTGATGAATTTAATGCTATAGAGCAGTATTACGCAGATAAATCACAAGTAGAATAGAATCCTAATCTTGCTATTGATAATTATCATGGTAAAATAAAAAATGGTAAGATGGATAATATGGGTAACGGAGGGTATTTCAGATACTTCTCTTCCATCAGAATGAGAGGAGAAGATGGAAACTATAAATACATGCCTTTGAACCAGATGATTTATGCTTGGTCAAAATTTGATTATGATAATGATCAAAATCAAATGCCAACTAGACTTAAACAACTTAAAAATACTTTGTTTAGTGATAGAGAAGTATTATTCGATATGATAAATGCAACTCTACAAGATAAAGTATAGGAAGAACTTGATTTCTTAGTGGATAAAGGTATAATCAAAAAGTATGCCAATGGTGAATATGAGAACTTGTTAATACCATCTAACATGCTAGACGATTATCATGAACGTTCTCGTTCACTGCCTAATGGAGATTCTTCTAAGAGAAGTAAGCCTGCTGCACTTTATTCATTAATTGCAAACCATGTAGCTAACTAGATGGTTTCTATCATAGAAGTAGAGAAAGCATTTGTTGGAGATCCAGCTTACTATAAATGGAAACGCGATAAGAAACAACCATGGATAATAGTAGAAAGATCTGTCGACAAAATTAAACGTCTTGGTTCTGTATTGTCTACTGGAGATAACCTTAGAACCTATTGGGGAGACGGAGATCCTAGAAATAACTCTAAGTTTACAGTATTACATATGAGTGACAATGAGGTAGGATCCATCAAATTTGACGAGTACAAAAAGATGTTTACTGCTGCTGAAGTGATGAAACATATTCAAAGAACTAACCCAAATATAGACCAGAAACGACTGGTTAATATGGTTAGTAAAGAGAATATTAACAACACTATGAAAACTCTTAATGCTAAAGTAAAGAAAGCTATAGAGGATTCAGTAGCTAGACAGATTGCTGCATATGGTATTGATGAAAACGGTAGGGGTAGGATAAACCAAGCCGATGCTGCTGTGTACATTAGACCTGCATTGTATAAGAGAATTGTTCAAGCAGTAGGAGAATGGTCACCAGAAGTAGAAAGAGCGTTTGATCTATTGGAAAGTCCTGATGAATCATGGTTGTCAGATCCTAAATTATATGCACAAGCTATAGAGACTCTTATCAAACCATTAAAGATGGTATACTTTGGTAATCATGAACTCACTAAGTTAGGATTGAATGTGCCAGTATTTGATAAGATGGCTATCTTCCCGATGTTCAGAGTGATGGCAAAAGCAGATAACTATCATCTGTACAATCGTATGAACAATGAAGAACTAGGTGCTATTGATATGCTTACTTTTGAATCTGCTGTTAAAGTAGGTGGTAGAAAGAAATTCAAACCATATAAAGATGCATAGAACAGTAGATTTAACTTAGAAGATCTGAATAAACCGTCTACTTCTATAGTAAATGGCGAGACTAACTTCGAGGGTTTAGATTCTGACAATTCTAAATTGCCTACGTATATTCAAGATTTGCGTAATCTTAGATTACAGATGAATACGGATCCACACGAACATACTGATAGATCATTAGGTACTCAGTTTGCTAAAGTAGCACTAAGTAACTTGGTTAAGAGTAGACCATATGGATTAAATAAAGGGGTAGAATATACTGGTAGATAGATTATAGATAATGTGTTTAATTCTATTAACAGATTATCTGATCTAGGAGCACAGAAGATATATGATGAATTTACTGATGATGGAACATTATCTACTAGAAAGTTATCTAACTTCTTAATACGTCAAGCTAAAGATAGTGGATTATCTAGAGATGTAATATCTTCCTTTGAGATAGATGAATCTACTGGTCAAATGCGTGTTCCTCTATCAGCACAGAGTAATAGAAGATTTATCGAAAGTAGAATTATATCACAAGTGGGAAAGAAAGCTATTGATATTAATACTCCCGGTGGTTCTGCTATTCAACACGCGTTCTTTGGATTTAAGAATACAACTATAACAGAACAAGAATCTGTAGGTAGAGCATTTAACGATGGTAAAGATCTGAGTCCTTTGAATGAAGATGGTAGTATGGACTGTATGCTTAGTACCAACTTCTTCAGACACGTAGTACCTGCTTCAGTAAGAAAACAAGGTTATACAGCTATAAGAGAATGGTTAATAGAGAAGAATATAATCGGTCAAAATGCTAAGCCATATGCATTAGGTTATCGTATTCCAACGCAGGGTTTATCATCTACCGCATCTCTTAAAGTAACAGATGTACTTCCAGAGTCTATGGGTGATGTTATTGTAGTTCCTAATGACTTTACTGCAATGACTGGTTCTGACTTTGATATTGACAAGCTGTATATAGTTACTAGTTACTATGATAAAGATGGTAATTACTTAGAATGTAATTGGGATGATATAGATAGTAACTCTGAACAGCAATTAGTAAACGGATTAATTGATATGTATCGTATTGCTATATCTGACGATACTAATATAGACCAAACTAAAGCTCCTCTTGATAACCTTACTGAAAAGGTAAAATCAAACATTCTTCCACTAGTAATGGGTACTGCTAAGAATGAAGCTAAACCAATGTATGAGTTACTTCCTTCTTATCAGTTATTTAAAAAGTTTGAATATACTGGTGGTAAAGACGGTATTGCTCCGTTTGCTCTAGCTTCTACTAATCATGCACTTACTCAAGCACTGAATCTTAGAATGGATTTAGGTGAAGTAGCCGATTTATACGACTTAGGTAATATAAATGATATAACTTCTCAGGACGGTGAAAGAATACTTGATTGGCTATCTGCCATGATTAACGCTCATGTAGACGTTGCTAAAGATCCTTACATCATTAACTTGAATGTTAACTCTGTTACTTATAGTATGACTGAATTCTTGCTTAGAACAGGTAAGGGAGAAGCTACATTCTACTTCTTATCACAGCCTATTTTGAAAGATTTTGCTAACATGATTATCAAATTGAACGGTCAATATGGTGTAGATCCTCAGGATGTTTCTTATAGCTAGTTAATAGATGATACGCTATCTGGTTTAAAGAAACAGTATATGAGAGAGTTTGCCAACTTTGTTGACTCACAATCTGATGAAAATATTAAAAAGAAATTACAGCAAGAATGGGCAGGTCTATTAGATTTTGAGAATAGTCCAGATACTCCTAGACGTGCAGTAGATGTAGAGTTACTTAAAAAAGCACTTACTTCTAATATAGAGGGAAATAGAGATATGAACTTCTATTTGCAACAAGTATTAGTTGCTACAGCATATCAAGACATGTTACCATACGCAGAAAGACTAACAAAATTAGTTAGATTATCGCAAATTGATACTAAGAAATATGGTAATACTCTGGCTCAGTAGGCTAACTATAGTAAATCAGTATTTGATTTTATCAGGAACGATGGTGAATTATTCTATCAAACTGATGATAAAGGTGTGAAGATAGAAGATGAAAATCAAAACGCTCTGCTTAACTATTACTCTAATAGCTTCTTGATGAAGAAATTAAAAAATGCAGTAGATATTCCTAGATTTATATTACATCAAGATTTCATCCAAGCTACTGATATGTATGGTGGTTTATTCAATAATATGATAAACTCTATGATAGGAGAACGAAGTGGAATAAACAAACAATTAGCCATGAAGTTAGATTCTATTGTAGATAGCGTAATTAGAGCTAGAATTGCTAATAGCACTCCAGCTATGCATTTAGAGTAGGGAGAACTAAAGGAAATGGTAATGGGTAATAGAACTGTTCCTAAGAGATTGCATCAACTTAAGTATGCTATATATAGAAATATAAATGGTAGATACGATAATTTGCTTAACGGAGATGGATCAATAAGTAATGCTTTCTTAAATTACCTAATTCCAACTCTAGCTACAGACAGTACAGAAGGTGGCATTGACGCAATGTCTTTACTTAATAGCTCTATGGCTAACAGCTCTAATTTCGAAAATAGATTGATTGCATACTTTAGTGATTTGATGTCTAGTGAAGATGCAGCTGTAAGACAATTTGCAAATAGATTAGCATTGTATGCTTACTATACATCTTATGACAATAAGGCTCCAAATACGTTCTCACATTTAATATCTAGTCAGTTTAGAATTGATTCAGGTTATGCAGATAACATAAGACAAGCTATAGGTGATATGAATACTGGGCAATGGTTAGGAAATGTGTTTAATGAAACGATAGACGAACCCACATTAAGCTCGTATCCTTCTATCGTGTTAAATATCGCTAGAAACAATGCTCAGGATTCTGAAGTAGTTAAGAATGTAGTTAAACCTAAATCCAATAGATATAACAGTAAGTCGTTTATATATGCTCCATCCCCATGGACCGATGGTACAGGTACATATCTTATGTCATTCAGTACTAAACCTAGAAAAGACGAAAGAGATTTCTTATCTATTGATTATCCCGTTTACGGAAAGAGAAATACTGTATTATACGTTAAAATAGGTAGACTTGAAGTATACGATAAAGAGAAAGGTAAAAAACTAGGATAGGCTGGACAGACAATATATGCTGCTGTACCCAGATTAGGAATACAGTCCGGATCAAATACAGTAAATGAGTATTATAAAGACGCTTATTCTCTATCTGACTTTGATGAAAATAATATAAGCGTGTTATCCTATAAGTATTTAAATGACTTCTTTAATGATCAATCTAAGTATAAAATGTGGGTTAAAGGAGTAGACAGCAAAAATATAGATATATCACTTATACCAAGTCAATATTTCAACGAGCAGTTCAATGCTCATGGATTAGACAGATTAACAGAAGATGTAGATCTATCAGAAAATTCTGCTGATAACACTATCAGTCAAGAAGTAAATGATGAAAAGCCTACTCAACAGAGTGAAAAACCTAAATCTAAAGCAATGGAAACTAAAGAGTTAGATAGAGATATAGCAGCAGAAGCAGGTTTGTTAGATAAAGGTAATTTAATGACTAAAGTAAACCAACAATTACTAATGACAGAAGCAATGATGGAAGCAGTTCCTTATGAAGATCCTAATGCTGGAGTAGAATCATCTGGTGAAGATATATCAGATATGTTTACTTCTGAAGATGATCTTAATGAGGATAATTTCTCAGACGATGCTTATAATAACTGTAAAGGTAAATAATTATGGCAAAAGGAATATGCCCAAACTTAAGTGATCCGCAGATTAAAGCGGAGTTTGATGAAATGGTAGCTGCTCTTGGTGAAAAGCAAGCATACGCTATCTGGGACATGAACAATGGTTATAGTTTAGATAAGGCTCCGAACGGGGAGCCTTCTGTACTATTCGCTAGACTATTAGAATATAATAATGATAATAGACAAGCTGCAATACAGGATAAAGCTAAAATATACACCAATTCATTTATAGAGAGATATGGTAATTGGATAGAAGGAGAGAAGTCTGACAAATTCTCCTATGTAGAAGGAGAACCTATTGTTAGCAAGGAATCCTTAAACATATTTGATAAACAAGACTCTCCACTTCAACAACAGCCTATGTCTCAAATAGATGAAGCTATGAAGAGGTTTAGAGCTGAACGCTACGATTTTGATAAGACATTAGATACGTTAAGACAACTGATAACTAATGCTGTACAAGCCCGTATTAAGTCTATTCAGAATCGTAAAATAGCTAATAAGACTGCTTTATTAGTTCCATTAGAGCAATAGCTATCTGCCCTTAAGAATCCAAATATCGACTCATTACAGACCATAGTATACTGTTTATCGGATATAAAGAGAACTATGACTCGTCCAGTTAATGCCATACTTACTGCTCAAAAGAATCTTAGAGAAGGTAGAGATAGTGGATTTAGTAATCTAGCACTAATACAACTTCAATAGGATTATTTTGGTATGTATAATAACGTGCTAGAGGAAATTGCTAGAAATGTATTTGATTCTGACATTTATAAAGACATACTTGGAGCATAGAGTTTCGATCAGATGAAAACTATGATATCCAATATGCGTACTCAATTTGCAGCAGCTAGACAAGGACTTATTGAACTTACTACGGATTTAGCATAGAAGACTATGTTAAAGTATGGTATTAAAGATGAACAAAGTAGAACAGAATTGGAATAGTACGTAGGAGAGGATCTTATTACTACTGAAAATGATGTTAGTTCTCTAATGAGATGGATAGGGTCTGGAGATAAGATGAATGATAAGGCTGCTAGAGTTATGTTCGATATGATAGCAAACACTAATAATAAGACTCGTTTCGCTACTCATAAGTTCGGTAATAAACTATTACGTTTACAGAAACAGATGTCTCTGGGAGATCAAATGAAATTGTTCGAGTATGATTCGGATGGTAAAAAGACTGGTTACTTCATTAGAGATAGAAAGTATGGAGAGTTTCTTAATAATCTTGAAAAAGAACGTAAACGCTTAAAGACTAAGTATAATGTTCCAGAAGGATAGAATATGCCTTTGGAGAAAGAAGCTAGAACTGCTTTCAATAAGGAGATGAATGACTGGTTGAGTAAACATTGCGAACGTAGATATACTAAGAAATATTATGATGCATTTAATTCACTTAGTCAGGAAGCTAGAGATGCTCGAGACGCAATACAATTTAAGATATACAAACTACTGGATGATGTAAGAGATAGTAGAGGAAAAGTACATCTTGAAAATCTAGACGCTAAACAATGGGCACAATATGAGAACTATAACATATAGAAGAAGCAGTTGATGTCCATGTACTATGAAGACGGTACTCCTAAAACTGATTTAGATAAGCAGATAGCAGAAGAACTTACTGAATTAAACAAGATGCTTCATGAGGGAATGCATTATGTTACCAATGAATAGAAGTTCAATGAAGCTAAACGCGAAGCAAAGGAAAACCTTACTCCAGAACAGTATGAAGCTTGGAAAAAGAGATATACCAGAGTATAGATCAGTAATGAATTCTATAAACAACTATCTTAGATAGAAAAGAAAGAATACGGGGATAGGTACATTGAGTTAAAGAAAATAAGAGAAGAACTTACTAAACCGTATAGAAACGAGTATACTGGAGGGATTGATGTCCAGTATATGTCATCTACTCTACTGCATACTTTAAATAGTTTGGATAGAGAGATGCGTAAAGAGAGAAAGAACGCTCGTAAATCCAAATCTAAGAAAGAAGAAGAGTCTATAGAAGGACTTAAATTCGAAGATATTGCAGAATCAGTGCCTACTGAACAATATAAAAGAGATAAGTAGGCAGCTATAAACAGAGGTATAGAGTTCTATGAACTATGGGAGAATCAACACCATATTAAGTACTATATAGGTGAGAAAGAAGTGATAGTTCCGAAATGGTATTATACTAAGATAGTTCCAAAGGACGAGAGACTCATAAACTACGAAGCACCTACTAGAGAATTTAGCGAAATAGACCCTAATTCAGAGTACTTCAATAGTAAGTTTGATGTAAATATTGACGAGTATTATCAACCTAAAGAATCTCTTTACAAAAATAAGGAATACGATAATTTATTTAAAGTAAAGAAGGATAAGAATGGCAATGAAGTGGCTACTAGAAACATACCTCTGTGGAACTTATATAAAGAGTTACTCAATGGTATGGAAACATCTAATGACAAGCTTACTTTCTTGACC